GCTCCAAAACAGATTACGTGTCTATCTACATCTGAAACCATTGTTTGTAATGCAAATGTGGGGGCTAAGTTAGCTCCTGCTAAATCAGTTAAAGCTACCGCTCTAGTGTTAGTGCCATTAGTTTTATCCCAATAATAAATACTTCCTGCTCTAACATTTAATAATAAATCTTCACCAAAATTATCATGTGTCCATAAACGTAATTGATTATTACCACCCAACGAAGAAGAACTTCCCCAACTGCCTGATCCCCAAGCGTCTGCTCCCCAACCAGTAGCGGGTACATAAACATCTAAACCTACGTTTATTTGGTAAACTCCGTCAACTCCTGAACCTCCGTCTCCTGTATCACTACTATTTGCTGTAACAGTAACTCCAGAAGTATTTTTAGCTGTTATTGTATAAGTGTTAGGACTCGGTACTGTTTGTATTTCATATTCTTGATTTAGAACATTAGAGTTTATATTACCACCTAAACTTACTGCTCCTGATATAGTTACAAAATCTCCTTGAACAGCACCGTGCGAGGAATCAGTAACTGTTAAAGTGCTAGAGCCGTTAGTCGCTGCAAAAGTTATTGAATTAGTACTGGTTTTTCTAATAGGCGTAATGTCTGCAAAATCTGTACCTTCTAATATGTAATATTTTACTGTTGTGCCTAAACCAAGAAACTTTGTTCCGTCTAAAGCAACCCAAGCATGTAATGCTCTACCTGTACCTAAATAAGTAGAAGAAGTAGCTTTAACCCAACCGCCTATTTTTTCAGGCAACCCTTTTTTAAAACGAACTAAATTACTATCAAACCAGCCGCCCTCGTTAGCATATGCAGTGCTTTCTTTGTTGATCCCTGGTCTAAAGATTAATTTTTGAAAAGGCATTTTAATTTTCTCTATTATGAAACTTTTTTACATATTCTTTTCTTAATTCTTTTTCTTCTTTAATTCTTTCGTTAAATTTTTTATTAATTTCTTTAAGTTCAGAATCTAGTGTTTTCATACTACCCAGTCTGAAGCATCTTGTGCTTTTTTGATGTAACCTTTTACTTGTTTTATTTCAAGAGTTTTTTTATCGTAAACCAAACCATAAGTCCAAATCCAATCTGTTTCTTTATCTTCTGGTATAGGGTACTTAATACCTTTTTCTTCGCAATATGCTTTCATAATTTCTGGAGTGGTCGAAAAGAAAACATCGTATTCATCTGCTTCAGTGCCATCTTGAGAATATATTTTTGCAAAATAAGGTTCATTACAATGTGGTAATTGTGGTCTAGGTATAAAAGAATCTGGATTAGTTTGATAATTACTGGTCATATCATTATCTCTTATAACCACTTTAAAATACCTTTCACCAGAATCTAAATCGTATTTAAAACCAAACCAAAAACAGTATTTATAATCATAGTTAGGGCACTTATATTCTGTTAATAATTCTTGAAACCAACTTTTTTTATAGTACATGTGGTAAACAGTAATCGTATTATTAGATTTGTATGGCGGTCTAATCGTATGATTGTCTACATATTTTCCAATAATATTATAGGGGTGGTCATAAAAGTCTACTTCACCAGGAAACTTATCATTTACTTTAGTTGTTAATGCTTCCATTTCTGTTTTTTCTGGAGCTTCAACACCAGCAGCATAATCTATTTTTACTATTTCTTTATCAACATATACTTCATCCCACATAGCACTATTTTTAGGTACTATTGTTACGTCTTCCCACCATTCGCTAGGTATCTCAATAGTTTCTTGAGCAGGTCTCCAAGCAAAACTTAATCTAGTTACATATTCATCAACTTTATACGCCTCGACAAGATAACTTACATCGTCTTCCTCAACATATACGCCATCACTTTTTTGTATTAAAAGGTCTGCACTATCAGGCTTATTTAATTGAAAATATAATTTTTCACCAGACCTATCAGTTAGAGTAAAACTTAATCTGTTAAAAGAAGTACCAGTTTCATCAACATCTGGATAAGTTCCTGTTGTTTCACTACCTATAGGTTGGTCTGTTAATTTAATTTCACTCATTAAGATACTGTAACTGTTTGTGTTGTGCCACTAGCTGTAAAAGGAGAAAAATTTGACGAAGCTGTCAATATTGTAACAGCTGATACAGGTGAACCAGTCCATTGCCAAAAGGCGAAGTTAGTACCACTGCTAAAAGTAGCATTTGACCTTAGCAACGAATTAGTACCTATTGTTAAAGTAGTAAACGCATTACTGTCATTAGAAATTTGTGAGCCGACTCCGAATCGCAGTATTGGAGTTCCAGAAACACCTCCAGAACTTGTACCAACGTTTTTAAGTTGTGTAATAGTTGCACCACCTAAAAAACCAGAGTTACTTGTTGGCGATAAACTACCCGTAGCTGAATCAAAACCTCTGTTTACAGTAGTTGTAGTTACATAATTGACAGTGCTTTGAGTTTGTCTATCACCTACTGTTAGCGTCATACTAAATCCTGATGAAGCACCATAAAAATCGTCAAAATCTACAGTTGTTCCTTGAGTGCTATTAATAGTTTTTCCAGAAGCAGCAGTCAATCCTCTTATATCAGTATCGTTTAAAGAACAGGTAGTGCCAGTTGTACCACCAGCTTCAACATGGATAGCGTCTAAACTTAATGCTCCGCTTGTAGGTAATGCCATTATTTATTCTCTAATTCTTTAACCCTAGCTGATAAATCTTTAACTGCTTCGATCAATACTGCGGTTAGTCTGCTGTAATCCACTGACTTAGTACCCATTTCATCATCAGCAGTTAATACTATTTCTGGTAATATTTTTTCTACTTCTTGAGCAATAACACCGATATTTTCTCTACCGTCTCTCGTATAAGTTACACCTCTAAGTTGCTCAACTTTAGCCAAACCATCTTCTAAGGTTTCAATATTATCTTTTAATCTTTCATCTGAGAAAGCTGTGACGTTATTATTAAAAGTTGCAGCTCCAGCCTCTGACATATCAAGGGTCAGAGCATTTATACCTGAGCCGCCATCATTCCCTCTAAATATTATGTCTTTGTCTTGAACAGAAGCTGTAATCAAAAAATCAGAAGATGATTCTGAAAGAGAACCATATTGAGTTGATGAAACTAAAAGTCTTATGTCTGAACCAGCAGTATCGATTCTAAGGTCGCCTGATGACTGTATATTTCCATCTGAACCATCACTAAATAAAGCCAAATCTGTACCTGCACCGAAGAGAGCTTTACCATTGTCTCCGAATATAATGTTATTGTTAAAAGTTGCATTTCCTTCTTCGGACATATCAAAAATAACAGCATCTACTGTTGAGCCACCATCGTTTCCTCTTATTCTTATATCATTATCAGAAACAGAGGAATAAATATCAAAAAATCCAGAATTATCTAAAGACAAGAAAGCTATTTCTGTGCCTCCGTCTTTAAATACAATAGTTCCTCCATCAGCATCAAGGACAATATCATCTGCAGAATCTATTGTTAAAGAACCAGAACTTAAATCTATTTCTGTGCCATCAATAGTGATATTGTCTATTGTTACGCCACCATCAAAATCTGCTGATGTTCCAGACACTGCTCCACCAAAAGTAGCACCTGAGTTAAAAGTTGCGGCACCCGCTTCTGACATATCTAGTGTTAGTGCAGTAATTCCTGAACCACCGTCATCACCTTTAAATAATATATCTTTATCTTGTACTTTAGACTCTATAACAAAATCGGATGATGAATTTACAAAATCTCCTATAGCAGTACCGTCGTCTTTAAATGTTACGTTGCCTCCGTTTGCGTCTAAAATAATATCGCCTTCAACATCAACAGTTAAATCAGCACCATCAGAAATAGTAGAACCGTTTATCGTAATATCGTCGACTGTTAAAGTAGTTAAAGTTCCTAAACTGGTAATATTGGTTTGAGCGGCATCTGATACTTTTAAATTAGCAAAAGCATCCACCATAGCACCGCCAGAACCAGCACCATCAGAATAAATAGCTTTTACTTCACCGTTAGGGATAGTAACAGTCGCACCCGAACCCTGTTTAATTATTATATTTTGTGAACCAGAAGTTGCATTTTCTATAACCCAAAATTTAGAAACAGTATTTGGACCAATAGTAATAGTACAGGCAGAATCTAACGTACCTGTATATTTAAGAAATATTGATCTTCCTGGATCAGTTGCTCCATCAGCTATTGTAGTTGTATGTGTATCTGCGTTAGTAGTGATAGCTTCAGTACCGAAACTAAATGCTTCTGCAATTAACTCTAGGTTAGTGTTGGTAATCGTACCCCACGTACCACTAGCGTCTCCAGTAGCCATTTCGTTTAATCTTAAATCGTTTACATATGTACTTGCCATGGTTTTTCCTCGTTTTGATTATATTATGTTTTTTACTCCCTGTTAAGCAACTTCTTCATAGTTTGGTGTTTGAGTTGTATTTACAGGACTGTAATTTGGTGTTTGACTTGTGTCTACATTGTTGTAGTTTGGTGTTTGACTTGTATCAACTAAACCATAGACTAAAACTCTTCCAAGACTAAACGTTGCTACTTGTCCTGTAGCTAATGTAACAGCTTTCGCTATAACCGTTTCATTACCTAAATTAAGTGTTCCAGAGAAACCTGTTACAGCTAAATTATTAATAGTAATTAAACTTACAGTTCCTAAAGCAGAAGTCGCACTTGTTCCTGTCGTTGTTAATACAGCTTGTGCAACTACAACTTCATCACCTAGATTAGAAGTAGAAGCTACTGCAGATACTCCTGTAACTGCCGCTCCAGCAGTGATAGCATTACCTAATGCAGAAGTTGCTTCTAACCCTGTTTCTGTAATTAAAGCTGCCGCAGTAACTGTTTCATCACCAAGAGCAGAAGTACCTGCATTTCCTGTAAGTGCTTGTATAGCTTGTGCAACTACAGTTTCACTGCCTAAAGCACTGGTTGCTGCTACGCCTGTAACTTGTACAGTATTTGAAGTAGCTTGTGTTATGGTGCCTAAACCAGAAGTAGCACTAACTCCTGTAACTAAAACTGGTATTGCTTGGCTCCAAGCACCTTCGTCCCAAGAGCCTCTACCCCAACCAGTTATATTAGACATTTAACTTAAGCTATTCTTATAATAGCGTTACTTGCATCAGCAGTAGGAAATTGTATGGTAAAATCTCCATTAGTAGATGTTTTATCTCCACCAAAAGCTAATACACATACTGCTGGGTCGCCTGAAGCAGTATCGTTAAATATTAACGCACCGTTAGCAGTAACAGTAGCACTACTAAAAGTTAAATCAGCAAAATCAGTCAATGCTGTTGTACCTGATGTTGATGGATCAACTCTTGTTAAACTTGCACCTTTAGCTGTGTAATTAGTACCACTAGCTTCGTTAGAAGTAGTGTACGCTGTTGTAGCAGCACCTAAAGACGCAGAGCTAGTATATAACGCTAATTTAAAATCATTACCGCCTGAGTTTTTAAAATTATGTACCCCTTCTAAAAGTTCTTTTTTAAAAGAAGTACACATTGCTTGTGATATAGCCATTATAGCCTCCTTATAATTTCAGCCATTTTACAATGACCTTGTTTTTCTAATAAACCTGCTACTGTGCTTCTATCAGAAGCAATAGCTTGTTTCATATACAACAAAACGACTTTTTCAATATTTTCTTTAAAAGCTCTAGCTTGTGCTTGTACTAAAGGATCAGCGTTATCACTGACTTGAACTAAGCGTTCCATTATTCTTTCTGTCCAATACTCTGGAGTTAATCCTGTATTTTGCGTAGTTTTTACGGCTACGTCACCCACTTTTATTTCATACATTAGACATTCCTTGTGGGTTTATTTTTAAATTGTCGCCTCTAGCTTCATCCCTAACATCTTTAAACTCACCTAAAACTTTTAACATAGCTAACGCTTCTTGAAATTTTTGTTCATACATCATAACGGTTTCTGGTGAAGATTTCATAAATACTGCTCCTTCAACTAACGAACCAAATAATAAAGCGTTAGGTGCATTATCTGATAACCAACTTTGATTATCATCTCCTACTGTTGTTACTGAACTAGGTCGGTAATTATAATGTAGCTCTACCGTAAAATTATCTGAAGGAGTGGGGGCTATAATAAAACTATCTTGATCGAACTGAGCATAGAAAAGTGGAGCACCTGTAGTAGTAGCATTAGGGGTATAGTCCCTAATCCAAGAAACGTGTTTTAATAATAAATAACTATAATTACTACTAGAATCTAAAACCGCTAAACTAAACGGTGATAAAAAATCAGTAGGTTTCGATAAATACGGTGAATTAGCAGATAATGTTCCAGTAACGTTTTTACGAAACACAGGAAGCTGTACTGTTTTTAAAATACGTTCTTCTGTTGTCTCAATAAAATTATTAATATTATTAACAAACGTTGTTTCTGAATTATCTAAGTAATCTTGTATTGCTGTTTTTAAACCACTATAAGTAAATCCTGCCATTATCCTGTACTCACGGTTACGGTGCCTACGGCTCCTGTGCTAAATATTCCTTTAAATTTAGTACCTATGGTGTCATCGGTAGCTAACAAACCACCTTCTACAGTTACTAGCCCTAACTGAGCTTGAGGTAACGGTATTTCTGGTCTAGGTTGGTGCAATGCCTCTGAATCTACGCTAACAGTCGGCGGGTCTAGTTGTGGGTGTTTTGTCTCATAACATTCAGGACAAGTTTTATAATTATCCCACGTAGTTTTAGATTTTTTGTAAGGATATCTAAAACCACAAGTATCACAAATAAAGAAAGCATATTTACCTGACGCATATGACATTATATGTACTCATGTTTTGGAACAATCTTCAACGGTGAACGGTCTTCATCGTAAGCTATTGCTCTGGCTAAATCTTCTTCGTATTGTTGTTTAAGTAAAGGTACCTTTTGAATATTCTTTTTTAAACAAAGATAATACGCTAACCCTGAAACTAAACAGGCAGCAAACCTAGTAGGTATATCTACATCATTAACCTGTGCTGCAGAATCCTCTATAGTACGCCAAACATAGTAAATGAGTTTGTCAGTTGAGTTCTCGGGCGTTGGATAAAGATGAATAACTGGAGATTTTAAACGTTCTAACCAGTATTGAGTTGGTCTTGCTTGTGTTGATTTATTAGGAATACTTATGTATTCGTTACGGTCTATTCGATCTACTACTAAATCAGTTACAGTATTACTCACTGTTCGCTGAATATAAGCGTCTAAAATATCGATATCAAAAGAATTTATCGTGTATTCGTTAGTACCTTTAGTAAGAGATAGCTCTACTTTAACTATCTCCCACATTTGAATACCTCTATTAGACCAGTCTGCGAACATAACGTTCATAGAACGACGAGCAGTAACACTATCGTAAGACGTACGAGCTTCTAGTCCCGCAAGTTCATACGCCTCTTCGATAGCTGTTGCTACGTCTAAACCAAATGTACGCGTACCTGATGTTGCCATTATTAATAATTTTTGGTTAACACTAAAATTATTGAATAAGCGTCTCCATTACTAGCACTAACTGTGGTAAAATCTATATCACCAGTTACGCCAGAACCTGCGTTATTAGGTATACCACCAAACGTATCATATTCTTCGTCTCCCGTGCTGTCTGCAGGTAAACAAATCGCTAACACATTTGTTGAAGCATCGAACTCAATATCGACGCCCATACCTCTACACGCCCAATAAATCCTTTTTATAGTTACTGAAGAACAAGCATTACCTGCTCCGTCTGTTGATAAAGCGGAAACATCTACTTTTTTAACAGAGGCTTCTCCTGTACCGTCTGATTCATTAGTAAACTTCACGACGGCGGTTTTAACGCCGTCTATGATAGTTTGACTTGTTACTGTATCAGCCATAAGTTACCTCCTATTATGCGTCAGCAAATGGTGTAACTATAGTGCCTGAACCTAAAATTATACCTTCGACAGCGTATTTAGCTGAACCGATAGCAGTAACTTTAACAATACTACCCGCTAGTCCACCTTTAGTAGAACCATTCATAGTAATAACATCATTAGACGCACCAGAGATAAAAGTTTTACCTGTAGCGTCATCTTTACCTGTATATAGTCCACCAACAAATTTGTCAGTACCATCAGTTAAAATATCCATGTCAGTCGCTGCTGTTTCTACTACAAAAAAGAAACTAGCTCCTAAATTATTTAACTGACTAGGTTCATCGTCTCTTCCAGGAGCAGTAGCTACAATACTAGGTAAAGTAAATTTACCGTCAGCGTCATTACAAGTTAATATTTTTCCTGCGTGAGCGTCTACCGTTAAAGTAGTGTCTGCTGTTAAACTGACCACATTAGCATTACCTGCGGAAATAAATCCTGCAAGTGATCTAACTGGTCCACTAAATGTTGATTTTGCCATATTAAGTCTCCTTAATTGAATCTATCGTCTTGGCTTGTCTGCTAGGGCAGTCGATAGATATGTTGTAATATCCCTAGTTGTTTTGTCATTCTAGCTCATCCATTTCAAAAAAGAAAGGGAGCCGAAGCTCCCTTTCCTAAATAACGTAAGTGATTACGCTCCTGGTGATCCAAAGATTCCTCTCCAGTCACTAAAACCAAAACTATAACGTTCTCTCGCCTTATATCTAACGTTACCAGTTTCGAAGTCTCCTTCCATACTGGTTGCTACAGGTGATCTAACGAAGTGTTTAAGTCCGTTAGGAACATCAGTTTTGATGAAGAAAGCGTCAGTATCTGTTAAATAATGATTAACTACGTAACCTTCTGAGACCATGCCCATGTTACGAATAGCGTTAATATCATTGTCAGATGTACCAACTCTTCCAGGAGTTTCCATCAGTCTGTCTGCTACGAATTGCAAAGCAGGTGGTATGATTAACCTTCTTGCTTGTGCATTGATCTTTAAGTTTCTTTCATCTCTGAAGTCAGCGATATCTATTAACGCTTGTTCGAGTGAAGTTTCATTAAGATCAGCTGCAGTAGACAGCTCGTTTCTCAATTCAACGTTTGCAACAGTTGGATGGTCTGTAGCACAAAGCTCTTTTCCATCACCACCAACGAATGAAGAACTAAACGCATTGTTTAATACGTTAGCTGCTTTCACTTGTTTTGTTTGTTGCATAGAACGTGCTAAAGCTCTTGTGTATCTAGAAGAAAGAGTATCGTAGAGATTATCTTCGATAGCTTCTTCTGTTAACGCAAACGCTAAAGCTACGGTTTCATGAGTGTAACGAGAGGTAAATGATTCTTGTGCAGTCTCATATACCACCGCGGCTCCTTCACCTTTTACAGGTGCTTCCCCGAATCCACTTAACATAACTTCTTCTTCGAAAGCTCTTTCTGAGGTTTCTGTGTCGAAGATGTCTTCGTGTTCATCGTTGTAACGTTCGTACTCTAATCCGAAAAGAGCATGAAGTCCAGGAACAAGTTCTTTTACGAGTTGTGCTCTGTTAATTGCCATGATCTATTCTCCTTAAACTGCGAATGTGTTAGTTGGGAAGGTGAAGTAAGCTCTAGCATTAGCTCCTATCTCATTACTAGGAGTTAAGTCAAAACCTACACACAAAGCAACACCACTTGAAGTAGTTGCAGTTACACCTTCTTTCGATCTACCAGTAGTTGTACTACCTGCAGTTGTTGAGAGAGTGTATTTGCTGCCGATAAAACTTACCGCAGGAGTTCCTGCTGTAAATTGAGCTTCGTATACGATTCCAGGATCACTGTATACAAGAGCTTCGGCGTCTGCACTACCTAAAGTTGCTGTGCCGCCAGTCCACACTTTTGAAAACGTAGGCGTTCCATCCGTTGCCGTAAAAAATACTCCATAAAAAACACCTACAGGAGTACCAGTTGCCGTGCCTTGAATGACATATCCACTAGATAAATTAACTACATCACCACTAAATATTGATGCTGAAGTTCCACTAGCTATTCTCATTCTTGCAGGTCTGATAGTACCACCGTACATGTGATATGCTGGAGTAAACCCATCGGGTGCATTTACATTAGCCATTTTTGCCTCCTATGCCTAAAATAAAATATTACTTAATCGTCGGAATTATTCCTACTACCAAATTCAACCTTAGAAGACCTTTGGATATCACTATCTTTAATCGGCATTCTAGGGTCACTTTCTCGCATTAAGTTTTGATCTACACCTTGTAACGCAGAATCAGACTGATCTTTAAAATAAGCTGTTCTTTCGTTCGCAGTTTCGACTGGAACTTTTGCGAGTATTAGTCCACCTACCCCTATGACTCCTTTATTTTTTCCGCTATCTACAGTTGGAGCTTCAAAGTCAGGATAATCTTCTGCTCGTACAGGTTCATATCCTTCTCTAATACGTTTAGACATATTAGACTTATCATCTTGTCCTCTAGTAGCTTCTCTAATCCACCTAAACTGATATCCAGGAGGTGGCTCGGGTGCGTCTAACATTGACGGGGGTTTCCAAGGCGTTCTGCGAGTTTGAGAGTCTCGTGTCTCTGCAGATCGTGAGTTACGATCAGTGACGTCTGGTTTATATTCTTCTGTCATTTTATACTCCTTCAATATGCTTAGCATATTCTTCTAGTGGCACATTTAGTCTTTTAGCTATCGCTACTTGACTAGGTGTCAACTTGATTTTGCGTGATGATTTTTTACCACTAGCACCTCTGCTACTGGCAGCAACCTGTTGCACGGGGGCAGATTGCTCTTCTGAAAACTTGTGTGGGAAATTATCTCGCATACGTTTATCAACTTCTTGATAATAAAGATCAGAAGTAGGGTCAATACCTTCTTCTACTATTTCTTTATGTACGCCGAAAGCTGCAAACGTCATAGCGGAATCAGTCCCAAACCATGTATTTCTTGACGCCCATTCCTCTGCTTTAGGGTCTGGTGTTGTTTGCGTCGCATTAATAGACGGTTTATGTTCTTCAACAGGTACTTCAACTTCATCTTTTTCTTTAAGCTGTTGTTGTGCAGATAACCTTCTAAGGTTTTCTGCCTCAGCACTAGCTCTAGATAATTTTTCTGTTGCATCCGTAATCGCTTCCGCGTCTCCTGTTTCTTGAGCTGTTTTTAAATAAGTCTTTGCTCTTTCAATATCAGATTGTATACGATTGTCATACTCTTTGAAAAGGGAAGAATCAGAATTTTTTAATTTTTCTTTTAGCTCGTTATTAGAGTTACTGATATTTTGAGCGTAACTAACTGCTTCATCGCGTTGCCTTTCGGCTTCTCGCATTTTATAAGTTAGTTTATCAATACGTTTTTGTACTGACTCACTTATAGTATCTAACTCGTCTTTTGGTTGTTCTTCTTCAGCTGCGACGACTTGTTCTTCCATTACGGAATTATCGACATCAGCTGCCCTTGGGTCAACTTCCCCTTCGGGAAGTTCTAGTTCTATTTTTTCTGCTTCTTCTTGCATGAGTCCTCCTCAAGTTGTTATGATAAAATTGCTTCGGGATCATCAATAGTTGCTAAAATTTCGTCATCGTTTAAAAGTCGCATATCGCCACCTTCTATCTGAAAACGAGCTCCAGCATACCTACCAAAAATTACCCAATCACCTTCTTTACACCAAGCTCCGTCTGGAAACTTATTCATATCTTTATATGCGTCAGGTCCCGTGGCGACTACGTAACCAACAACAGTAGCAAGACGTTCTTTATCTACTGTTTGTTTAGCTAAATGTATACCGCCTTTAGTAATACTCGACATACTAAAAGGTAATATTAAAATACGATACCCCGTTGGACGTGGTAACTTATTTGCATGAGCTTCTAAATTTTCGTGCGTAATAGTGTTTTCTACAACTGGTTCTTCAGTTTTTAGAGAAACACCGTTACTACCAAAATTATCTACTCGATCTGGAACAGTATCAGTCATTTGCATCCTCCATATTAGAATGTAAGGTTTGAATTTCCTGTTCAGCTAAATTCAAACCCGCTATTTCACCTACTATCCGTTGGTATTGCTGTATATCTTCAACACCACCAGCAGCAAGTGTTTGCGTGAGTGCTTCTTTTCGCTCACGATATTTACGGAGCAAATGCTCCGTAGCTACGATATAATCCATTATTTAATGTAATTATACCAAAGAAGTCCTTTCGTTTGCCCGTAGGCAGCTTTTACTTTTGATTCTTTACCAACGACATTACCTTTAGCGTCAGTATTCACCTCCCCTGCTTTTACTACTTCAGTTTTAGTAGTGTCTTCCATAGCAGGTACGCTAGGTGCAGGTTTACTCGCTTTCTTAGAAGGAGCAGGATAGTCTCTATTTCTATGCATTATTATCTCCGTTTTGGTTTCTACTTTCACGAACAGTTTTCACTAATTCGTTATAGTTCTTATCAGCGTCAGCTTTTGCTTTTAACTCTAATTCTTGTAATTGTATTGCGTCTTTACTATCTTGTTTTCTTAAATCTGCTTCTATTTGTTCTCGTCTAATTTGTGCATTAAGTTGAGCTTTTTGTAATTCTATTTCAGCTGCCCTTATATCATCCATTTCTTTTTGCATTAACTGTTCTTTTTCTAATGCTAATTGTTGTTGGAACATTTGCATTTGTGGCGTTTGTTGTGCAGCAGCTTGAGCTTGTTCCATCGCTTGAGCTTGACCTGTAACTTGTTGCGTAGCTTGTGCCGCCATACCCGCTATCTGATTCATAATCTCTGGTGGCATTTCTTGACCAACAGGTGGTAATTGTTGTCCTAACGCTTGTTCTATTTGTTGTCTATATAACATTGCTTGGTGCTCTTGAATATTAGCTCCAATAATTTTCATAGCTGCAGGGTTTTGTTGTACCATTGGGTTTTGCATAAAAGCACTATGACTAGCGATATACGCTTCATGATTTTGAAATTCGTACGCTTTTATAGGGTTACCCGTAATTGCTGCTTGTTCTTCGGTGACAGGATCACGAGCAGGTATTTGTTCTTCTTCAGGTAATACCGCATCAATATCTTTTATATTTAAAGCAAGATACATTTTACGATATGCTTCTCGTAAGTCATGTAACTGCGGAGCAGATTGTGCCATTTGTAATTGAGTTTGAGCTAACGTAATACGTTGCGTCATACTAAAAATATTAGGGTCACTTACAGGAATTACATCAACGCTATCATCGAAGTCTTCTTTAAATACATTTGCTGAAGCTCCTTGTACTTGATAAGGATATTGTTGTGGTAAAAACTCACCAAAAACTCTTTTTAAAATTTTAAACTCAGTTCTTTGTGCGTAATGTAATCTTTTATGTATTGCGGACATAATACGCTGTCCTTTTTCTAAAAGAGCTACCGTAGTACCTACGGGTGCTTGAGAATTACCATCACCTGTTGGGTCTTCTATAGTGGCTGCAAAACGTTTACCCGAATCTACTAAAGCACCTAATAATTGCGTTAATGTTCCGCTAGGTTCTTTATAGGGCAGTGGTAAAAATGCGTCTTGTAATCTACCACCAGGAGCATCAACATCTCGCCACTCTCCTGGTTGTAATGGGTCATCGTGACGTTGAATATTTAATCCACGGGCTTTAAATCCTGCAGGTAAATTAGAAAGCGTACCTGCGTCAATTAATTGACGGAGCAGGGCGGTAACTGATTTAGTTAAACCGCCCATCATATGAATTAACCCAAAACCATAAAACCCTAATCCTGGAAGGAATTTATAATGCGTAAAATGTTCTATTTTTCTACGCATTGGGTCTTTTTGATCGTAATTTGGTCTAATTGCTAATACTTGGTTGTTATCTTTGCAAATAGTTACAATATAAGGCAACGCTATACCTGTTTCTTCGCCTTCTGCGTTAGTATCTTGGTAACCTTCTAAGTCTAAATCAACATGAACCTCTAATAACGTGTATTCTTCGTCATTTATCGTTCTACTAATCCCTTGTAACTCGTCAACTTTGTCATCTACCTCAGTAGTGTCCGTCGTACTCATTGGATCGCTTAATTCTACGTCTCGATAAAAACCAGAGAGCTGTAATTTACGTAATTCGTTCTCGTTCATGTGAATTACGTGAGTAATTCTTGGTGCGGTAAGTAAATCTACCGCATAATACGGTACTACTAAGTGTTCTGCTTTTACAAAACGAGCAACTGCACGTCCTAACGCAGGATCATAGTAAACTTTTTTAAAAGCGGAGCCAGATAACGGTAAATAAAACAATAATTGATCCATTTCTGGGTCATATTCTTCCATTTTGTACGTAATTTGATAATTCATGAAGTTTTTTACGCGATTTGCTTTTTCTGCTTTCGAATTATTTATCTGACCTAATATTTCTGTGTCTACAGGTCCTCCTGCAGGTAATAATTCTTTATATGCTTGAGCTTGGAACTGGGTAACGGCTTCAGCTAGTATAGGGTGGTGTACTCCTGACGCACCTTTGAACGGTTCTGACCTAGATTCGGAGTTTATCCCTAAACATTCTAACCCGTCTGCGTATGTAGTGAACCAATCGTCTCTAGATTCTAAATCTTCTTCGTATAATTGGGTTAATTCACTAGCGATACTACGTAATTCATTTTCGTCTAATCCTTCTGCTAAGTTTTCACCGAACTTATTTTCGTTTTGTTCGGGCATATCGCTGCCTAAAATAACAGAGCCGTCAGGTTGTAAAAAAACTTCTGTTTCTTCAGGTGTTTCTGCAGTAATTTCTAGTTCTATTTCTTCGCTAGGGTTAGAAATTATTGAAACGGGTTGTTTTTCAATAGCCATTGAGTTGAATCATATTACTATTTCTATTAATAATAAACCCTATCGCTAGGATAATAATCTTCATCGTCGGTAAAATCGCTACTTAACGTTAAAAATCCACCTTCTCTAAACCTTGCTAACGCTAATGTAGTCGCGTCTACTAAATCATCATTTTCTCCTGCAGGAAAATCACTAACTTCTTCCATAAGTTCTTCACCAAACCTATTATCAGGCACCCAAACTCTACCGTCTTGGAAAATAGGCGAAACAGAATTTAATCTTGCTATTTTATCTTGACCTTTTCCTGGAGAAAAAGTATTTACGGGTATACCAATACGTCTAAGTTCTTGTACTAACGGTATACCACTAGCTTTAGCTTCAATAATTACCGTATCTGGTTCCCAATAATCGTATAAACGTAGAGCTTCGTTTTTTAATTCTGGAAAATCAAACCTTTCTTTTATACAATCTATTAAAATTAAATGAGCTTCGTCCCCTGAATATATTTCATCACCTATTTTTCCTTCAGGATAAAACACGCCCCACGTAGTTATTGCAGTAAAATCCGCTCGTTCGGATTTTAAAAATGCCGTATCGTAACTTTGTATTAAATATTGACATTTAGGTGGTTTTTCTTCTTCCCAAACGTTAAACCATTCTTTAGGAATAATTGAAATACCTTCACCTGTAGGTCTTTGCATGTATTGTGCCGCCCATTTAGATGGACTTACGGACGCTTTTATACCTTCTAGTTCTTCTAATTTCCAAAAACTTTCCCAAAGCGGTTTACCACTAGGTAAAATTGCAGGAAATTCTATAATTTTCCATTGATCGGCACCTTCATCTTGTGCCATCTTTTTAGTTAATCGTCCTGTTAAATCTTTTTTATTCCAACGCGTCATTACAATAACGATTGCACCTCCTGGTTGTAACCTTTGTCGCGGTCCTGCCATATACCATTCATATGCTTCTTCTAGAGCTTTATCAGACATAGCGTCTTGTTCCGAATGTGGGTCGTCAATAATAAATAAATCTGCCCCTCTTCCTGCTAACGCACCCCCAATACCTGCGGCATAGTATTCGCCACCTTTATTAGTTAACCATTTACCCGCCGAACGACTATCCGCTTTTAATTCAGTTTCAGGAAATAGTTGACGGTATTCTTCGCCGTCAATTAAATCCCTAACTTTTCTACCAAAATTAACCGCAAGGTCGGCGGTGTGGGTTGCCTCAATAATTTTTAATTTAGGATTTTTACCTAATAAATACGCAGGAAACAAATGTGACGCAAATTCTGATTTAGTGTGTCTAGGCGGCATATTAATTATTAATCTTTTTAATTTGCCGTTAGCGATGTCGTCAAACGCTTGTGCCATTTTTACGTGGTGGTCTCCAGAAATAAACTCTGACCACATAGATTTTACAAAATCTAAAAACGTACCTGTTGCTTGTTCTTGATATTCACGTTTTTCTAATTCTTCTAATAAAATCGTAAATTCTTTCGCTTCTTCTTTACTTAAATGCGAAAAATCAATATTACGTAGGGCTTTTAATTTATCACGAGTATCGGTCATCGCTTCATTAATTCTTTAATTAATTCATCAATATCTTCGTAAGGTACTTCGTCTAAAATATTTAAATTTTCTCTAGGGTTTAATGAAATAAAAGTATCGCTATTATCTACGCCTCTACGTTTATTAGGTATTTTAATTGCATCAATACCAATATTACGTAAACCTTCACTCGCTGATTTAGTAAAACTGGTAGGTACGCCTACGACATTTTTACGTAATTCTTTTACTTGAAAAGCAGGTTCGATAAGATTTTTTTGTGAAAGATTTATTTCAAGGTTTTTTAATAATCTATCCATTTGTTTAGAAGTATCACCAACCGTTAACATATTTTTAAAATTAGGTTCTGCAATATATGCTGATCCAGGACCCCCTCGGGAAGGCATACCTCTAGCGAACTGTTTAAGTCTAGGGTCAATAAATTTATCCATTAAGTAAAGTCCCCCTTCTGAACCATGACCTTGAGGTAATTTAAAAGAACCAATACCTTTAGTTTGACTGCCATGAAATATATTTTTAGAATCATTTATTAAATCTAAAATACCTTGATTAGTATTAATCATAGGAGCTTGTGGTAATTCTATTCCTGTTTCTGTTTTTATATCTTTTTCTAAACTTTTAATTTTTGCATTAACTTTTTTTAATTGTTGTTTAGCTTTTTCTTCAGCTACTTCAGCAGCTCTACCGTCTGTAGGAATATTATTACGTTCTCTTACTATTGTTCGTTTAAGTTGGTCTGCTTCGTCTAATGCTTTCATATACGGTTTTATTAAAAACGCAGGAATACTTTTAAAAATACTAGCTGCAGCAAAACCTTGTGGTGTTGATGAAATTAAATTTAAAGGGTCGGTAACTGTTTCGTAAGCAAACTTTGCACCTTTTTTAATATTTTGATAATCAGGGCGATTACGTAGTTCGGGATTTACTGTTTCTAAAAGACCGCTAAGCCCACCACCGCGTATATTAGCTAATAGTTGTTCTAGTGGACCTAACGCGGGTTTTAGTTGTTGTTCAGCCATAAAAAGTAAAGCAGTTAATCTCTAAGAGGGGTTTCTTTGGTCGCGGAGTCTTTATCATAATTACGATAATATTCTACTATTGATAATATTTGTTTTATGTACCTAGTTACTTCTGCCATATTCATCGATAGGTTTTCATAATTTTTAGTAGTTAACGCATAATACGCAACCGCAGGAGCTTTACCTTCTTCTACTAATTTTAAATATTCTGCCATAATCTCAGGAGTTAATACTTCAAACTTAACTTCTACTCCTTGTATTTCCATAGGCAACGGTGGGTGGTACATTGGTGCAGGTATAGCAATAGTGTTTACCTCTACGGGGGTGGTTCTAGGAAGTAGTGCACAACCGCCTAGAACCGTGAATAAACTAACTACTAGGAGAGATATTTTCATCCTTTGGGGGAGATGTGATCAGAGTTAGTTCATCCATAACTTTTTGAGTACCTTTGTTTATTACTTTTTCAATAAGTTTGGGTTTATTTAATGCTAGATTGCCAAGATCGTGCTTAGCAAATGTTTTTCTTAATTTAGTAACCTCACGGAGTGCTTCTTGTTTTTCCGCTTCTAAACTATCTAGTTGAGCGTTATGTTTTTCTTGCTCAGCTAAATAGTTTTTAATTGATTCGTTTTGTTCAGATATTTTATCTTGTAAGATTACTTGATTGGCTTTAGCTTGTGTTAATTGATTAAACAGAAAAGTAGAACCTGCCAAACTAGCTACCAAAAGACCTCCAAGAATTAAACTTAACTTAAAACCCATTACGTATCAAATATCCTAGCTTTAGCTTCTAACTCTCTAACATTAGAAGGAGAAAAACCAAACTCTTGTTTAAATTCCATTAAACGTTGTAAAAAATCATTAGCGTTAGGTGAGAGGGCATCGTTATATTGAGCTTCATTAAAATCTCTCATTTTTTCGCTGTTTAGTAAATCTAAAAAAGAGTTAGCTTCTTTCTCAAAATTTTCTCTACTTATACCTAACTCACTATTAGCGTCGTAACTATCAGTAAACAAACCAGCAGAAGTTTTAGGATAATTTTCTTCATAAATAAAACTAGGGGTAGAACGCTGTCTACGAGCTAACATAGCTGTTTCATAAAACTTATCTACTTTATTTTCAGGCAACGTTTCAGCGAAAGCATTAATACGTTCTTTACTGAGTTCATCTATTGCTGCCCTAGGTATATTTGTTTGTAACAAACTGAGAATACTCATAGGGACAGTATAGTTCAGAAAATATTTTTTGCAAAAAATTTTTTTCGCAAAATTTTTTTCATAGGGACTTATTTGTAAAGTAGTTGCAATAGTGAGTCCGAATCCAAAGGGATGGGCGGGTGGGCACCGCCGCTTGTCAATAGGGGGGTATAGACTAAATAGTTATATAAGCTAACTTACTTATAACTTCTAGTATATGTGTATGTGTTAGGGTAAGTGGTTAATATTTAACCAATGGTTAATATTTAACCAATAGATATAGAGTATAAAAAAAGGGGGCTAGTACTCCAACACTAACCCCCTAAGGTTAAAGGTTTAAATTTAGCTTAACTTAATTAAAGCTACTCCGTTTAAGTGGGCTTTAGTTTTGCCCTCCCAGTCATCATTACCTAATAGGTAAGCTGAATAATGGCTAGTAGTCTTAGCACAATCTTGCTCGTACTGTTTACCATTTCTACCCCAAAACATTTCACCAGTAGAAGTTTCAAAGTATTTACATATATCACCCATAGTTACAGTAGCCCCATTTGTTGATTCTAAAAGAACTAACAATAGTTGGCATTGTCTAGGCAATACCGAAGTATCATGCTTATCTAAATCAACAGCTAAAGATACTTTTTGAGTTAATGACATACCTGTACCACCTTTAGAAGATTTTACAGACCTTTTTATTTTACCGAATTTTGAGGTTTCGGTAGTAACCTTTGTTTTATTTTCCATAAGTTAATAATACCTGAACTATTTAATATTACAATACCTAATATATATTTAATTTAACTAACTTAACTAAGCTAACTAAACTAAATCCTAAAAAAATCCCTCGCTCCCTCGCTCCCTCGCTCCCTCGTTCGTTGGGTGCGGGTCTGTGTCTGGGTTCGTGTGTTTAAAAAACTAGAGCGAGTGATAGAGTAGAGCGATAGAGTAGATTGATAGAGCGATTGGACTCAGTCAGTTTGCCTGAAGTCACCCTCAATGACATTGGATTCAGTAGAGCGTTTCTTTATTAATTCTTCGAGTCGAGTGAGGATGTCGTCCTTGGACATCAAATCAATCTTTGCGGTCAGTATCTCGCGTCTATCGATGTAGAGTCCACCAGCTTTGCCTCGGTGCACTTCGGCTGTTATGGCTGCGGATATCTGTCCTTGGTCCTTGGCTTCTTCTCGCAGGTCGTGGAGCGTGGACAAATGACTCTCTAGAGAAACTGCGTCCCTCTCTGAGGCTGCGATTTCCAGATCAATCAGGTAGTTTCGTACAACTGGGTTATGATTGAGTAATACGCTGCCCTGTGTCTTAGCCCCCTTCCTGTCCTTTGTATATCCTGCTTTGATAGCAGCTTCGGTAGCTGTTTGCCCTTTTAAATACTCCTTACAAAACTTCTTTTGTTTCGAGTTGAGTGGCTGCCATATCTTACCTTTGTCGTCAACATATGCTTTACCGTCTTCAGTGGGGATTAATTGCGTGTAAGTCAGCTGTTTCATATCCTATAGAGTTATTACAATAATAATAGAAAATATCAAAATAAAATAGTTTTCTCGTGCCCTCTAGTGAATCTTACCATATGTTTCTAATAACTAATAGAAAATCTATTACTTTTGATAGAGACAGGAATCCAATGATATAGACCATTACAGAACGATTCTATTACTATATTAGAGATATTAGTAGTTTTTAACATTTCTTTGAATAAAAAATTTTATTTTTAAAAACACTAATACGATAAATAAAAACCCCCGACTGTCGTAAACAATCGGGGGCTGAGAGAAATCTTTATTTATTTCTTAAACGGTGCTGATTCGTGACATTGTCGCAATGTTATGTAATGTAAAGGGTAATCACCACCATCCATTTCTAATATTAAATAATCATGATCACCTTTTCGATACGTGTACATAACTACTCCGTTTATATCTGCCTCGACCTTCTCAAAATTATCGTAATCTAAGTCTTCCTCATTTACCATAATCTCTCTAGGGTCTGAGCCATGCTCTCTGCCTCCGACATAGACCTCGGTCGCATAGTTTTTATCAGTGCTTCCGAAGTTTACGTCAGAGTTTATTTCTATCCAATCCTTCATTTTATCTGTCATATCTTTCTCTCTTTCTTACGCTTCGGGATAATTCCCTAACGCTTATATATATTATAAAGGGGAGCAAAACCACTTTAAAGCAGTACGCGAAAACGCCAAGCGACGCTCTACGCAGTCTCGTCAGTAGGTATCGGCTCTAATATATCGTCACCTAAATACCAAAACTCTTTCTTAGTATCGAACTCTACGGCAATAAGCTCAGCACCTTCCCAGTTTTGTAATATCGGGTCGTCCGTTAATACTCCTGCATGTTCGTCGCCGAGTAGTCCGAGCTGACTATCCATCACCGCATTCCATAAATCACTATAGAGGTCTACTACTTTTAAGAAGTCTTCTCGAGTACCTCTAAACATTTTATGCATACCTTTCGGGCTACTAACCGTGTAATCAGTTTTTCTAACTGTTTCTCCTGTAGGGTCTAATATATAAAACTCATAGATTTTATCAGTCATACTCGTTTACCTCCCGTAGGGTCAGCTAGAGCAACGTATGGATCGTCGCCGTCATATTCGAACATCTGTAATGCTTTATTTCGAACATGGTTAGCCGTGTAATTATCCATAGCTTCTCTACATTTTTCTTCGGTCATACCCCATACTCTAGGTACGCCCACCTCGATACATTTTCCAACATATACTTTTTTCTTAGTCATAACTTTCTCCTTTCTTATTAATAGTTATTAAGTACATTTTACTTACGAATACCGCCAAAGTAAAGCAGTAATACCAAAGGGTGAGTGCTCTCGTCAGACAACTGCACTCTAAGTTGTTATGACAGGGAAAATGAAAATACACAAAACCTGCTGACTTCAACCTTCTTCCTTAAACTTTCGTAATAAAAAGTCTTGGTTAGCTTCAAAATAATCTGTTTTACTCAGAACTTCTTGCTCACCATACGCTTCTTTCTCGAGTAGATATGCTTGGTACATATTATCAAAAAAGATTTCGTACGGGCTACGCTTATCCGACCATGAGTAATTATATTCTGCAATTAATTTTTTTATATTCATAGTTTGCTCCTAATTATGAAGGCGTTGTTCATATGATTTCTCCTAGTCTAGTTTACAGAGTATATATCCTCTAATGTAAGCTACAAACATCAGTTCCTCATCAAACAGGATTTGGTCTTTAATAGCTATCCTCTTTTCCGCTAACCTTCATATTTAATCTAGCGATGATAGTAGGAGTGCAGGGGGCTATTTCTCCTGCGTTCTGTATACAACCCATCTTCCTACTATCATCTAAAATTAATCCAATAACGTCATATACGCTTCAGGTTCGTGTTGCATAAACCAATCGATACCTTCACGTAAATCGTCATGGTGACCTAATACTTCTGCACCTTTGATAAAATCATAAACTGCAAGAGCATCAGGTGGTAACATTACGCTCTCGCCTGAAAAAGGATTAGTAACCCTCTTCGGTTCAGCGTCCATTATTTTTAAACCCACTGGTAGTTCTCTAGCCGTCATAATTACCTCGCGTATGCTGTTTTACGTATTCAGGACTGAAGTCCTCTGGTGGACCTTCAGCAATATATGAATAAGTATGTTCTAAATACTGTTCTAAAAACCTCAAAACATCGCTTTTGTAGAGTTTATCGGAAGGTCCATAAACTTTTTCAAAGTCGAGTAATACCTCGACCACCCAGTTATGAGCCTCCATTATCTGTTTATCGGTAAAGTTCTCGTATTGTAAATGCTCAGTAATATATTTGAGCGACTGATTTTTAATCTCACTTGTAGTCAACATCATCAGCCTCCTCTTTACTTAGTAGTGTCTTTACACGATCAACCGTCTGCTTTTCCATTTCTAGCATAAGTATGCGGTTTTTCAGGGCTAGTATTTCGTCAACAAGTTGTTTATTGACGTCCTCTTGTGATTTTTGAGTCTCGACAACTTTACGTAAAGTCTCCGTAAGTTTGTCAAGTAACTCGATCATCATTTTTTCATTCATAACTTTCTCCTTTCTTGTTATTAGTTATTATTAAATTATAAGTACGAGTATTAGCAGAGTAAAGCACTATACTAAGCCCCTGACTTTAGCCATACGTTTAGACATGCGGTAAATTGCACGACCACATTTAGGGTCTAAAAATATCGTAGGGTCACGTTGTTCGTTACCTTGTTGGTCTTTAGTTATACGCTGTACGTGTTTAGCTTGTCGCCAATCGACGCCACCTTTTTTCAAAACTCTGCGTAATATCTTAGCTTTCTTACTATTCATCCCCCAACACTCACTACAGGTAGTTTGTTATAATCTTCATACTCCATATCTAGTAAAAACCTATCCATAACCATAGGGTCGTCTACGCTTGGAATATTGAATACCGCTCGTACTTCGACATCGTTATGATCAAGAGTCATAACTATCGGAAACTTAACCGTCTCATGATCGAATCCTAATGTGTTAATAGTTTCATTAATTGTATACATATCAGGATATTGATTTTTATTGGTACGTTCCGCTTGTTCTACTAATTTTTCTAGTATTGGGATTGTTGCATATTTAATTTTTTTCATCTATCTCCTCTGTTTAGTCCAAGCTGTAAATATTTTTACAGCTTCTTGTCTATCTAAATCGAAAGCGTCTTTTAACACCATAGGAGCCATGAACATATTCGTAGCTCCAGATTCTTGCATATCATCTAAAAAATCAAAATATTCTTTCATATCACCACCAAGTTTCCATAACGCACTTATGTTCTGCAGCGACTCTAAACATAAGGGCTAAGTCTTTTATTTCTTTGACTGTATAGTCAAAGATAGGTCCACCTTCTGGATAAACATTACAAAACTTTTGCCACTCTATTTTTTCATCATCAGGAAGTTCTGCTAGATTCTGTTCTATATATTCATCTAGAGCATCGGCATACCGTTCTAGTTCATCAGACGGTATAACTTCGTCTTCGTCAAGGTGCCAGATACCTTCACGCTCTCCTATTAAAGAAGCCACAAATGATTCATAGCAACCACCCCTAAACGAGCCATTACCCTGACCACTAAAGAATAAGCCACCTGTTAGACTACAATCTTTGAGACGTTCATCCTTAAACATCTCGTCACGATTACCTTTCATAATATAACAATCTAAACCCATCAGTAATACCCTGCAATTTCCATTCCTGGCTCGTCATAAAACGCCGTAATCTGTACGTCAGGATAAAGTTGTCTAAGTTTTTCAATAACAGGTTCAGGGGGACTCCAAGCTGTGCTGAAAGTATATTCCACCTCATCATCAGTTACTATCTCAACATGGTCATCGTAACTATTCCATTTAGTACCCCAGTTTTGTACACGCCAATCCCACCATTTAGGCATACGAAAATCGTCTTTTTCATCTTCATTTGGGAACGTTGATTTTACTTCGACTTTATCGTAATCAGGTTCAGGAATCACCTTACTAAAGTCAAAAACAGTATCTTCTGATTTTAGTTCCGAAGCGATTTTACTCGCTTCTTCACCATAAATCGATATTTTGTTAAAACAATTATTAGGCATGATTACCTCCCTATATGTTTGATGTCGTCTCTAGGAATAACCTGATACGCTCCTTTATTATACGCAGGGGCAATAGTGTATTGACTACTAATGCGTCTACGCTCCTCTGGTGACAATGGTTTATCGTCTTTTTTATTCATAACTTTCTCCTTTCTTGTTTAGTTATAGTATTAATATTAAACGGCAATATAAGCAAAGTAAAGCACTATTAAGCACCACGCAACAACTAAGACATATAGGTCATTTGGTATCATCGTGCTTTATATTACGCAATCTTGCGTGTAAAGAATTTTCATCTTTTTGTTGTTTTTCTTCTACGAAATCATAAACCGCATTACTAAATCCAGTACCTGACGTCTCGGCGTACAGTCCTGCTTCTGCCATAGAGTCTAGATATCTACTTAATTCAATAACCGTAGTTTCAATAACATCACCGTTATCTAGAATAAATTGTACTTTCATGTTTTCTCCAAAGTGGTGAGTGTACGAACAATAGTGTAACATCGGGACTATTTACAGTGTCCGCACACTCACAGGTAATTATACCTTCGAAAAGTAACCTTCGTTCTTTAATCTTTTGATATAAAATCTAAAGATTCTCAAAGGGTCTTGGTTAGTAATCAAATTACCTTGTTTGACAGCAAGTTTAACCAAATCCTGTGCTGTAAAGCTAGATGAGTCAAGCTCACCTTTTTTAGCTTCTTGTACAGTTTTAATTAAAGCCATCATCTGTGCAGTTTTGCACTCGATTTTTTTACCACTGTACTTATATAAAGTACGTGCTGAGCCTTTACTGGCTTGTTTTGGTTCAGGGATAGTTACCCCATTACCTTTTGCTGTCTTTTTGACAGCGGGTCTTCTTTTTACAGAAGATGAAGTTGAAGTTTGCGTTTGCATATCTTTCTCCTTTCTATTGTTAAAATTACCTACCTTGTGGTAGAACATAGTACCTATTCTGCCTTAGATTAAAACGAAAGTAAAGCAGTATAAGATTAGTCTTGATTAACGTAATTACGATTAGCCCCGTAGAGAAAATCACCAATATCATCTTTTAGTTTTGCAACATCTTCCCAAAGCATAGCATTAGGAATAATATCAATCATATTAAGACTTTTCTCTAGTAGAGCTCTAGCCTTCACTAAATCGTTAGCCTGATGATCTACGTGCTTCTCTAAATCTTTTACGTATTGTTCAAGGTCTAGTCTTTTCTCCATATCCTTACTCCTGATTGTTCTTTATCACCAGTACCTATCTTTTCTAGACGGTATCTGATTATAAAATGCTGCTCAGGGTCTTGTTTTTTACCAAAAGTCCGAGTAGCTTGTGATAAACGGTTTTTCATACGTTGGGCGTTATCACCTTCCTCCAACGGTATAAAGATAGAGTCACCTACTTCCATATCAGCAAAAGGGTAGTTTGATCTACTCCTAGTATCTTCAGGAAGGGGTATGCCTTTATCTATTTTAATTTCAAAATCAGCCATCTAATTCCTCTATATCTGTTTTAGAAAAATGGACTAAGCCCTTTTCTTCTAAAAAGTTTTTCCAAAAAGCCAGTAGAGTAGTAGCATCACCATCGGCAACACCTGCTAACTCTTGGCAACCTTGCGTAATCATAGTGTCGGACACTACCTGAGCCAAGTCTTCTAGACCTGACTCATGTAGAGCAACCCATATCATACTCATGACTTCGTGGTCAAATTTGTAATGTGTAGGGTTATCAGACATTAGGCAGTCTCCGCATATTTAATAGCTAAATCTAATGCTTTAGCTTTGCGGTTAGCTGCCACGCCGAACCAAGAACTATGTAAGCTGTTACCTTTTTCGTGCGACTCACGTAAATGGTCTTCTACGTAGGTAACTGCATTTAAAGCACCCCACCAAGTACCTTTAGAAGAAGCTAGATTGGCTCCTGGCTGTTGCTCAAGAGCGTCTACTACCAACTTAGGGTACTTATTGAACTGCTCGATAAGTGGTGCTTGTTCACCAATTAACTTACCATCAGCTTTTAGTTTAGCTTCATGACGATACGTCAACATAGTATTAGGTTGATATAACTCACCTACGAAGTCTAAAAACTGCGGGTGTTTAGCTTTCTTCTTAGAAAGAAACTCCGCAGCTTCTTTAAACTTAGACATCTTCTGTGCTGATAGACCTAACGCCTCCTCAGCAGCTTCCATGACGTCTACCCCAAACTCTTTAACGTGTGGCATACGGAACGATGCCGTACCTTTCTCGCCTAGAGCAAAAGTAAGAGTGTTATTACAAACAACTCTTATCGGGGTAAGTTTAATAGTCATCGACTTACCTACTACGTGCGGTTGGTGTATTAAAAGATACCCTTTAATATGGTCTTCACCCGCAAGTTCGAAGTCCTCAGAAATTTTGGCTAAGCCCCAAATTTCTCCACCGTCTTTTAAACTACCTGCGGTTTCCATTTTCATGTGTCCCGCTTCAGTAAAGCGTTTAAAAAACTCAAATATGTCCTTATTTTGGACGGGGATATAATCCCTACCACAATGACTAAGAACACGGTTATCAGAATCGCGAACGATGTGGAAAGTATTTTCCGCTTGGATTAATCCAACATCGTCGCCCCACTCAGGTGCGTCAAGCGTATAACTAGGACGTTTACTAACTGTCCAGTCTAGACCTGCTGCCTCCTGCATTTGTAATGGCGTAAGGTCATCACTTACTTCGACACCTAATCCGTGCCAAGGTACTCGATTTGCCCATGCCATTGTTTCTACTTGATGTGCCATAAAACCTCCGTTTTGTTTGCACTGTTATAATGAGCGTAGTTGTTAGCTACCCGTATATTTAAAAGTACAGCTTTAAGAAAGTAAAGCACTACTAAGAGCCCCCCAATCGTAAGGAACGTTTAACGTAAGCAACGCGGGAGAGTTATAACCACCCTTCATCAATTCTTTTACTCCTGTTAAACTGTCTATATGGTAGAGCTTCAGCTCAGCATTTTTTCTAGCTAAAACAAACACTTGACCACCATGAGCTGCTCGTTTACCTAACCACGCTACTTGCATAGGGCGTAGAGTAAGAGCATTACCAGAATGTATTTCTTTTAGTTCTACCCAAAATTCTTTACCTTTCGCACAACCATTTACATCAGGTACTCCTGCACCTGTCATTCCTGTTTCAATTCTTTGTAAGTGTATAGACGGTAGATTAGTCCGCATTAACAACCATAGGTTCTTCTCTTTCGCCATCTTCTAATTGTTTTATTCTTTGTTTTAATACGTTTATAAGTCTTCTTATACCGTCTTTTCTTCGAAAACTACCAACTGCTTTTTTATAATTTGGACCATAATAATAATCTATTGGTTTATGTACCGTGTTTCCATGAATCGAGCCGTCTGTATAACGAGCTACTGGTAATTCTTCTATAATACATTGTTCAATATAATAATCATTTTCATAGGTATACGGTGCCAAATCTATAACTTCTAAAGGATTCGTTAGCTCAACAACTTCAACATTACATTTACCATAATGTCCCTCATGCCATTTAGCGTTATCAGTAAAAATACTTTCTGAGGGACTAAGTCGTTTATTATCATCGTATCTAGTCAAAGCACTACACTTATCACTACAATATAATGTTTGATTACCAATAAGTTCTTTATCACAAACCACACATTTTAGTTCTCTATTTTCTTTACGTAGTTTTTCTAATTCTTTATCTAATGCAGCGATACGTTTATCTCGTTTTGCTCTTTCTTCTAATAATCTTTTTTCTTGTCTTTTCTTCGCTCTTTCTAGTTTTCTTTTATTTTTAATATACTTTACTTCTTCTTCACGACAAGCAACTGAACAATACTTACGTTTACGACCACCAAAATTATCTCCACACCACTCACATTCATGTGGTTTTTGGCTTTTATCTTCTAATAATCCGTACTGCAGTATAAAATTAACCATAATACTTATAATAAAGGTCAATATACGTTAAGTAAAGGAGTACAGACGAGCAAAACGCGTCTAAGCTAAAATAAGCCCATCTGGGCGTAGTTAGGTATTTCTTAACTAAAACCCTCGGAGTCCTTTGAAAAACGCCGTACGTGCGGTTTCTGGGAACCGATTTTAAAAAATCCGTTAATTTTATAGCCATCCCGTATGCGGTGCTACTTTTTGATTATCGGACGCTAATTTAATATCAACTTCTTTTAACCACTCATCGTAAGCCCTTTTAGTTTGTTCATTATCTTGATAGAGTTGCATAAACTCTGTCCATTTATTACGGGCTATTTGTACGCCCCTATAATAATCACCGTCACCTAACTTACAACGGGTTATTATTTGCCAAACTCTTTGTTTAGTTAAATCGTACTTCTCACCTAGTTCTGCTAACGTTTCTTCTGATTCTTTCCAATCGTCGTAGATTGCTCGATAACGTTTAGCGTTTTGTTCTGCTTTATATGTATCTATACCTCTCATAGTATCTCCTTCGTTTCACCCCAAGACGTGCCAAGTTCTACATCTACTAACAACGGCACTGCTAGTTTTACACAGTTTTGCATTGTTTTAGAAATAAGTAGAGCTTGTTCTTGATCAACTACCGAAACATCAACTTCATCGTGTACTTGTAGGTGCGGGACAATACCTTGTTCCCATAGACCTAACATCGCTAATTTAGTCATGTCTGCAGCAGAACCTTGAATTAATCTATTAAGGGCTTTATATGTAAATGATCTTTTTAAATTATCTCCGTATTTTTCTTGAGCTTCTTTTAAAGGCAACGGAGTAGAGCGTTCGTATTTATCTTCCCATAAATCAAAACGACATCGTCTACCTGCAAAAGTTTTTATATATCCTCTATCCATAGCTACGCGAGTACAATAATCTTGTAGAGCTCTAATAAAAGGTACTTTTTCATGGTATTGTAGAAATAGAGCTTCTGCTTCTAAATCATCAACACCTAGTTCTTTAATTAGTTTTTCTTTACCCATGCCATAGCTAAGTCCTAGATTTATCGTCTTAGCTTGTTTACGTGGTATTTTTGCCATATCAGCTACAATCTGATGAAAGTCAGCATTATCATCAGTATATTGAGCTACTGCGTCTTTTGCTCCTGTTAGGTTCATCTGATCAGCATAATGTACAGTAAGTCTAGGTTCTTGTTGTGAGTAATCAAAAACCCCCCACTGACAACCGTCTTCAGGAATAAATAAAGAACGTATAAGATTACCTATTTCAGGGTCACGAGCAGGTACTTGTTGTAGATTAGGATTACTATAACTAAACCGACCACTGACCGTGCCACCACGATCATTACGCATAGCATGAGCTTCCGCGTGTATCCTGCCGTTAAAACAATGTTCTTGAATCATCTTTTCAATAAACGTTGTTCTAGCTTTATTTAGTTTTCTAGCCCTAACAATTAACTGCGGTAGTTCATGCTCGTGTCCCTCTAACCAATCTTTTTGAAAACTAGCCATACCTTTTGCAGTATGTGGGTACCAAAGTTTATTTTTATCGAAGATAGCTTGTAATGAAGCGTTAGCCCAAAGATTAACTTCGGCACCATACTTACGCTTTATTTCTACTTGTATCTTCTGTTCTTCGGTAGAGAGCTGTTTACTAACTTGTTCGGCTCGTTCTTCATCTACCCTAACACCACGCCACCGCATTTCTAATAACAACGGTATTAAACGACACTCCATAGTAAGTATTTTTTCTAAATCTTGAGCAACAACTTCAGCTTTTAATTTATGCCAAAGTTTTAAAGTCAACGCTGCGTCTTGTTGTCCGTAAGGACCAACGTATTTTGCAGGTAGTTTATACATCTCTGATTTAGGATTAATACCGAATGCTAAAGCAGCATCACGTAATAACGATTCATCTTTCTTTTCGTTACAATAAAACTCACCTAGATTATCTAACGAATAAGAATAGCGATGTTCATCAATTAAGGGAGCAGCTACGATAGTATCTAAAATATTGCCTTTTATTTCTACGCCTTCTCGTCTTAACCAACCTACGTCATAGAGTGCGTTATGGAATATAACGTCTCGTTTAGTAGAGCCAAGTAGATTACGTAACCAACGTAAAACAATATCTTCATCTAAGTTGCCACCGCCTTGATGACGGATAGGAAAATAACCTGACCACTTTTCAGTAGCTACCCCAATACCTACAATATACCCACGACTTGTAGCCCAGCCTGGACCACAAGTCAATAAGTGTGGGTCGTAAGTTTCTAAGTCTATCGCCACGGTTTCTGTTTCCGAAAACTGCGGAAACACGTCAGGTACAGACCAAGAACTTTCGGGAGCAAAAAGTGGTTGCTGCATAATTACTTTTTCTTTTTAACTATCTTAGTAACTTTTGCTTTAGGTTTCTTTTTCTTTGGAGCTTTACCACCTACCCATGCTTCATTTACATCAGGAGTAGTAGGGTCGTCAGCCACAAATCTACCTTTTTTACCACGTGCTCGTTTTACTTCTGCTACTTCTTCTTCAAATTTATCTAAAGTTACCGTAGCTTCCTCAATAGCGTCTGCTAAAACTTTTTCATCTTTAGTTTCTACAGATTTTTTAGTATTGTCTGTAAAAAATAGACTTTTAATTCTTTGCCATAAACCCATAATTAATCTCCTGTTGGTATGCCCTCTGAGGTCACTGGTTCAGAATAAACTGCTTTAGTTTCTTGCTCAGAATCATTTATTAAAATATCGTTTTCTACTAATAATAAATATCTACGTAAATCGCGGATATCATCTAGTAGTCCTGCTTCGCCTTTAAATGCTTCACCTGCTTCAAAGATATCCCACCCGTGTTTTTCAGACTGGTGTTCTATCCTATCGAACTTACGTGCTAACATCATAAAAGCCCCTACGCCACCTCTACGTTTCCAAGAGTCACCGTAAGAAACTTCAGCTCTTTTCAACGCTTCTAGGTCGTTTTGGGCTATGTCTTTCATAGCTTCCCAATTACTAATCGCCATAATTTGCTCCTTAGTTGTCCGCAATTTTTAATGTGAAAGTAGTGTCTCGTTTGCGGACCCATTCGAAACACGCTTTCATCCAATCGTATGCTTTAATTTTATTAATCCAAGCATAAGAATCCTCGTATTGTCTATGTTTATGTAACATATAAGCATTAACCATAGGTATTGCTACATCCCGTATAGACGGGTTTTGAAAAGTTTTTATTGGTCCCGTATATTCTTTAGTTGAAAATAATTCACCTGTCGTTATAACATCATCAAACGCCTCGAAAAATAAATTTAATTCCCAGTGAAAAGTTTTAGAATGAGTTATTAAAGGTACAAGGTCTTTTTGTTTAATATATTCATAATCGTTTTTAGTAGAACGCCAACTATAAATATCAATAACGCCTAACTCTTTACAACGTTCCCAAACGTCGTTTTGATAAACATGAAAACTATCGCTAATTTGAGTATATTCACCAACAGTTATTTCTAATCTCGAAGCAAGGTATTCTTGTAACATTGACATATGTACTACGTTGGCACCGTACGCTCCCCAAAGCATATCGTTCGAACGGTTACAAACAGTCATATTTAATTTTTTATCTCTAACTTTAAAATAAATATGGGTATTACAAGGCACGTCTTTACCGTCCCTATCTAAATCTTCTTTAACGTCCCACATCTGTAACACTGCTCGTCTATCGTTAGGGTTACGTCTTAACATATCGATAATAATTTCTAATTGATCTTTATCAAAATATTTTTTCCAACGCCAACCGTAAGCCCCCCATAAAGTTTCGTTATCATCAGAAAAATCTCGCATAGATTTTACAAAAAAAGTTAAAGGTCTTAAATCGTTACGTCCATGTAACATCCATAGTCCTTCTATAAAATGGAAAAAAGGATTAGCGTCGCGTTTTTCACAAAACAATACACGTTCCGTAGGTTTTTGATAGACCGTAGTTACTGGTTCTACTGCTTCTAGCGTCAACCCGTTTCTACTTTCTTGTTCTCGATAATTAGTTTTATCTAAAAAGAAATCGACACCTAATCTAAAAGCGTCGTTTATATTTCGTGCGGTTATTACTTTCATAATTCGTATTTGCTTTTACCTGCTACTACATCCTCTACTATAGGCAAGTCGTTTTGTTTATAGATAGAACGTGTCCTACCCTCATTTTTAAGAATACGTGAGTATTTATCAAACTCACATAAACCCCCTTCTATCTCCCTTAATTCATAGTTAACAGAGTTTCTTTTAGTAACCCAAGAATTTCTTTCGAATGCTATTTTTAACAACTCTTGCATTTCACTGTTCCAATCATGACTACGTAAACAATAATCTAATGGTCTACCTGTTAAACGATTAAGACCTCGCATAGCTCCTGGACCTGCGTTAGCCCAAGTCATAATATCATTAGCTTCATCTAATAAATATGTATGTCTTAAATCAGTAACTACTTCATACGCCATAAATGGACCCATGTACGGGTAGTCTCGTAAAGTTTCCCAACAAAACTCTAAAGAAGACTCGTTTAATGTTTTCTTATTTTCTAATTTAGTTACTAAATAATCTTTATCATTCCACATATGACTTACACACTCAGCTACCCCTGTAACTTTATCCATACGGTTTGGAGTTTTAATAATATAAGAACCAGTAATCCATTTAGGTTGTTGTTTAATAAGTTCAATAGCTTTCTTCCTATCCCAGTTAAACAATAAATCATTTTCTATTAACGTTCTTCCTGTTTCTATTAAATTAAACCACCTAAAAATTATTACTGCCATAAAAACTCTAGGGTCGTCTCGTAATGGTTCTCTAATATGTTTTTTAAGCCACCGAGTAGTTCTATCTTCTTCTCGATACACTTGACAGAATTTAAACTCTTGTAAGATAGGATCATCAGTCCAAGGTGCGGGTAGACCGTTTTCTTTCTTTCTACGAATACTTTCCCGTTCTTCTTGCCAATAAAAATATCTATCGAGTTCTTCTGCAATAAACATTACTTCTTAGTTAATCTCCAAGCACAGTTATTAGCGTGTTCAGGATACATAGTCGCTGCTGCCATACGTAAAAACTGTTTACCGAAACGCTCACTTAACATAATCATTTGTTCGTCTGACCACTCTATCTTTAAATCACGAGTGCCATCAAACCTAGCTTTCTTTAAATTAGGCATTTGTATAAACGTACCCGTAACCGCTTCAATATTAAAGTTACGTTCTAGTTCTTCTTTTAGTTCTTCAAAGCCCCACTCATAAACGTGGTCTTCAGGTAACTTATCATTTGACCCGTCATGGTTAGGTGTAGAAACATAGCCCAGTGCGTCAGGTCGCATAACCCTAGCTACATCATCTAACCATGCGGGTACAAACTCTCTACCCATATGTTCAATAACTTCGGTAGACCAAAAGAAATCTATACTTTCATCAGGTAAATCAAACACAGGGTTTACCGTTAAATCTTGTATTCTTATTTGTCCGTTAAAGTTTTTAAACCAAGTAGATTCTTCTAACCTACCTCCTGCGTTAGACCAAAATTTATTTTCTAACTCACAAGCAGGGTCGATATCGTAACCATAATAAGAACGGATAATATCAGACTTTTTAACTACGTATGCTTTATATAAACAACGTAACGCCCAACACTCTCCACAACCAACTTCTAAAGTATCTAAGGGTCTACCCAACACTTTAGCTTCATCTATCGCTAAACTAGCAATTTTATCAAAACGACTCATATGAGCTAATTCATCTGGTCGCCAGTTACCTAGCACCCCTGCTGAAGCAAGGTCCATTCTAGTATTTTTACTGTCATTTTCATTGACAGTAAGTTTCTTTCTAATTGATGACATATATTCTCCTTTCTAAAAAATTAATCACATATTTATTATCCTTTACTTTTATATGCAAAGTAAAGAACTTTTATACTTGATAGCAGCGTGTTGTTTTAGGCTCAATCAAATATAAATTCTCTTTCGTTCTAGTAATACCTACATAAAACACTCTATTTTCATCATCAGGATTACGTTGGTAGTTTTTATAAACTCGTGCCGTAATATCCGTTAATAGCACTACATTAGTTGCTTCTCCACCTTTTGCTGCATGAATAGTAGATAAACGTATACGTGGTTCTTTTGTTATTTTTTCTCCTCTACGTAACATGGCTCGTATATAACTTATTTCTTTTACACTTAACATAGTAAAAGCATCATACCAACGACCTTCAGGTAAATCAGGAAACATATTTTTTAAATCTTGATACTGCATGGTTAAATCAGCATCAACCACCTCTAGTTTTTTACTATCTTTAATTCGCATATATTTCAAAATATTTATACATTCAACCATGGGTATTGTTCTACCTTGATTTAGTCGTTCCCAATTTATTACGGCTCTGATTTTCTTTTCAGAGATACTAGGTCTACCTTTTACTTCAAAAAACCAACCTTGATTTCTACAATACTCGTCTACTTCTTCTAATAAATAATTAGTCCTAGCTAACACTAGCCACTCACCTTCTTCCATATTTACTAATTCAATAGTTGGTTCCCAACGTACGGTGCCTTGTTCTTTTCTAGGCGTCCATTCTTTATAGATTCTAGAACGTACTTGGTCGATACAACGTTTAGCTACTTCATGCACTTCTAAAGGTACGCGATATGATTGTTTTAAGACTAAAGCATTGTTAGAGTTTTTAATTAAATACTCAACATCTGCCCCTGCCCATTTATAAATTGCTTGATCATCATCACCTGCAACATAAATACGGTCAGCTTTTTCTGTTAGTTTACGTACTACCGCCCATTGTAACGGTGATAAATCTTGAGCTTCGTCTACGAACATAACATCTAATTTAGGCACATCACCACGTAATAAAAATTGTTGTAACATATCTGTATAATCAACTAATAATCTATCTTCTTTAAACAAACGTAGCCCTCTAGCGTAACGTTCTAACTCAAACCACCCTACTGCGTCTTCTACTTCGTGCCATTGTTGTTCTAACGGTATCTCTCGCATACGAGCTAAGTTTTCTATAAACGCTAAACGATCATCATGTGTCATAGCAAACAGATGTCCATCATCTGAATTAGTGCGTCCTGTTAAACGAATATTTAATTTTTCATTTAAATCTAATATATCGGAATGACTTATAACACTTTCTCTACTTAGTCCTAGTTGTCTAAACGCTAACGAATGTAACGTTCTAAAAAACGGTAAATCTTTATTAGCAATATTAAAACGTTGCATAGCCCTTTCTTTACCCTCGTTTACGGCTTTTTTAGTAAATGTAAAAAAGCCAATACTTTCTGGTTTTGTACCTTTTTCTAACTCATCTTCTATTAACCCTAATAAAGTGCTGGTTTTACCCGTTCCAGGAGGTCCAAGAATTACTTGAGTATGAGCAGGTAATGTCATATCCCTGTCCTAAAAGTTAAATTTACTCGCTCCCCACCACCTACAACATCAGGCACTGCATGGGTAGCTTTCATCTGTGAGTGACCATCAAACACGAAGGTATCACCATTTTCCATTAAATAATTAGTCAATCTTTTCTTAGCTATATAGTTTGTGTTGATTTTACTGGTCGCGGTATGTTCTTTAATATTACGTTTATATTCTTGCCACTGAAACACTCTAGGTGAGCCGAAAGATATAGACACAACTAAATCGTCTAAGGTAGGTACAGTATCAGAATGATGTGGTATACCTTTACCATCAACGCCATAGTAACCACATAAACAAAAATTAAAATCAACGGTTCTACCAAATTCTTGTTTTATAAAAGTTTCTAAATTACCTTTGATATAATTCATTGGTTGTGTCCAAGGTACAGGTTTATACAACCTACCTGCGTATTCAAAATTAGCAGTACCAAATGCTTTAGTTTTTCTACCTTGTATATCTTTTCCGTTAAATTTTCTATTTACGGGTTCGTCCCATTCTGTTATTAATGGGTTAAATCCGTTAAATTTACTTTTATAAAATTTAATCATAATAAACTATCATCAAAATTAGGTAAGTCATGTTCCTCGTCTTGAGCTACAAATTCATCTATATACCAAACGTTTACACCTTTGCCTTTAATATTAAAAAAGTATGGTTCTCCGTTTAATTGTTTTAATTTAGAAGTCAACCGATTACGTTGATATTCTTTAAAATTGTGTCTATGTAGATACTCCATTAAATCTGCTAACCTAAAATAAGTTTTGCCTTTATTAGTCCAAGGTTTATGTAATAGTAATTCATCACGTTCTCTAGCAGGTCGTTCGGTACAAAAAGACTCTAGTAGCTCCATGAAGTGTCCTTCGGTAGAAGATTCTTTAGGTACTTCAACCACAGTTAATGCGTCTAATAATTGTTGTATTATTTGTCTCCAAACGTTTTCTTTTACCTTCGGCGGTATTTTATTTAACGCGTCCATACACTTACGTTGAAACCTATTTTGATTTAACAAATCATCTGTTTCTAATTCTAACCTGCCTCCTTCTACATCTAAAAACCATATCGGCGGGTCACTGTCTTGTTTAGTTAAATTACTAAACAAAGGCGTACCACCATTAGCCCCTATGCCGTGTTTTCTAGTTCTACAAAGAGGGCTATTACAATGACTCGCTATTGGCTGATCATTACACCGATAAAAATAATCCTTACGTTGTAATTGTTTACCTATCGTTAATACTTCTTGTGCTCCTAATGGCGGTTGCATATATTGCATATTTACATCTTCTAAACGTTTTTCCCAATCGTCAGGATATTTCTTACGTAAAAACACACCTACGTTAAATAGTCCAGAGTTTCTTGTACCTTTAGGAAAACCCTGCACTACTAAGTGCTGTAGACAAGGCGGTGCTTGGTCTAACCAATCAACGTCTTCTGTTAAAGGCGTTGCTTCATAACTTTCTAAATCAGCTTTACTAAACGTAATTTTCTCAGCGTATGCTAAAAACTCCTCAGGAGTTAGAGCTTGACCTTTTTCACCATAAGCGTATCTTGTAGAGTTTTCACCTCCGAAGTACGGCATATTTAAAGTGCTCCCTCTATCTCCACGTTCTAACAATAACTGTGTTTGTTTAGGAAATATCTCTGCTTGTCCGAAACCGATAGAAGCTGCCAGTTGACGTAACTTACGTTGTAATAAACTAGCGGACACAGGTTCATCTATAAAAAGATAAATATGTGCCCCACCACTTTTACTACGACAAAGCACCAACGGTAATTTATGTTTAACTAATTTTTTAGCTAATCCTTTTAAATCTAATTGATATTCATCAACGTCTATAGCACCCCAAACACAAGTATTGTTTTCGTCTATAGGTACAATCCCTACACTTTGTTTACCTGACAAATGACCTTCCCATAATTTTAGAAGATCATCGTCAGATAACTCTTTAGAGATAGTTACATTTTTTCCGTTTGCTTTACCGTCCTCTCGCAGATCATCAGTAGCTGTGAACGTCCCGTATGCTTGGCGTAGCCCCGCATATCGTATAGCAAATTCCTCTGCTAACGACATAAAATATCTCCCGATTAGATAGTTTCATTTAACGTAATATCTTCAGCTTGTTCTTGTTTTACTTGAACTTCACCTGACCTAGCCGCCGACATAAACTCTTTAGCGATTTTAGCTATATCTAAATCAGTAGCCGAAGTTTGATTTACACTATAACCGTGCCACGTACCTTTATCGTTAGATTGGGTAGTAGAAGATAAGTTATAGGTATAAGCAAACATAGGAGCTTCTACAGACTCTCCTTTAGAGTTTTGTACTCTAGCCATACGTAACATAGTAAGCCATTTTCTAGCCACTCCTAACTGAGTAGAAGTAAATGCTAATACTGCTTGTTGTGGAGTAGGGTCAGTAATCAATACAAAAAACTGTGCCGTTTCTACTATTTCGTTACCCTCAGGTGTGTAGTATCTTCTAGATTCTTCGTCACGTTTACACTTACTAAGTATAGACATATCGTGTCCAGCATTTACTAAGCCACCACCTTTTTCTCTAGGAATCCACTCGATAAACTTTTTATTATAGGCACAAGGCACAATACTTATACCTTTCTCACCATCGTAAGTTTCACCAGTAACAGTATTATATAAATCTCCTGCACTAGCTCCTTCTACATAGTTACCGCTAGATTTTATTAACTGCGGGGACATGGGTTGCAATACGCGAATAAACGGTATCGCAAAGTCTTCCGTAGTAGTTTCCTCTAGTCCTGTACCTCCCGATAATAAAGTATCATCGAAAGTTGTTATCGCTGTGTTTTGACTCTCAGCTATTTGAGTTTTTTCTTCTGGCATATTAATCCTTTTTAATAGTTGCTTTAGTACCTATATAGATACCAAATGGTTCTGATGGAATGTCCTTCCCCGTAGTAAGTTGTTCTTTTACGAACGCTTTTAACGTACTAGGATGAACGCTTTGTTTTATTTGTGGGTCTAGTCCACGGGTTTTAAGAGCTTCTACGGTCTGATCAACCGCTTCACTTTCTTCACGATTAAATTTAACTAAAACTTCGTTTTTAATTAAACCTTCGTGTCCGTTATCTATCAACCACCTATACGCTACCTCTTGATTAGCTTTAGAAATATGAGCACTATAAAACTCTCCAACGGATATTTTTTCACCCGTGCTAAGAGTAATCTCATTTAGACCTGCTGCTGCCATAGCGTCAGGTAGCTCTTGTTCTGAAGTTAATCTAAGTTCTTCTTTTTTAGCTTTTACATCTAGTTCTAGCTGTTCTAGTTCTTTAGCTAGTTGTAGCTGTTTATTGGCTAAAACAGAAACGGTAGATAACTCGCTATCGGAAACTTCGTTATTCCATTCCTGGACGCCGTCTTCCCCAACAAGTTCTTCGAACGTAGGTTTAGTCATCTAACTCTCCTTTCTGATGTAGGTCGATTTCAACAGGATAATAAATACCCTCTTGTCTATCCCATTTAAGAATATTAAATCTTCCTCGATTAAAATACGCAGCGATTGAACACGCCACACCTATTGCCGCAGGATCACCAATCAGAAGTAAATAATCTTCTGTTTTATAATCTTGTAAGATTTTTTTCATCCTACGTACCGAAGGAGAAGCACTTAACATGATTTGAGTATTAGAAGGTAATAGGACTTCGAAGTCGCCATACTGCCGAGCAGAGGCGATATTTCGTCCTGGAACTTCTTGAACAACATATACTGTCATGTTTCTCCTTTCTAATTTCTAGTAATTAAATAATATATATCAGTAACGACAAAGTAAAGTTATTACGGATATTATGTTTTTAAAAATAAAAATTTACTAAACAAAATAATAAAAAGCTACTAATATCGTTAATAAACTAATATTGATTTTAAATTTTTACCGTTATAAAAGGATTCGTCAATATTACTTTTACGTAAAAGTTATTAGAGGGCATGAGGAATCTATTAGTTTTGGATTATATTTTTTATAAATTGTAATATATAATCAAGTTTAGAAATTAGAAAGAACATGCAATATAAATTTAAAACGGAGCCGTACGAGCACCAACTAGAAGCGTTAAAACGTTCTTGGAATAAAAAAGAATACGCGTATTTTATGGAAATGGGTACGGGTAAATCGAAAGTATTAATCGATAATATTTCTATGCTTTATGATAAAGGCGGTATCAATGCCGCAGTTATCGTAGCTCCAAAAGGTGTGTACCGTAATTGGTCAGAAAAAGAAATACCGACACACATGCCTGAACACGTGTTAAAACAAATAGCAGTATGGAACCCTGCTCCGACTAAAGCACAAAAGAAAACTCTTACTGATTTATTTTTGCCTAGCGATGATTTAAAAATATTAATCGTAAACGTTGAAGCGTTTAGTACTAAAAAAGGTGTAACTTTTGTAGAAAAATTTATTTTAAATCATAACTGTTTAATCGCTGTAGATGAGTCTACTACTATAAAAAACCCTAAAGCTCAACGAACTAAAAATCTTTTAAAACTAGCCGTAAATACAAAGTACCGTAGAATCTTAACTGGTTTTCCTGTTACGCAATCACCATTAGATTTATATAGTCAAAGTGCTTTTTTATCAGACCATTTATTAGGGTATACGTCTTTTTATTCTTTTCAAAATCGTTACGCTCAACTTATTAATAGAAATATGGGGGCTAGGACATTTAGACAAGTAGTCGGTTATCAAAACTTAGAAGAACTAACTACTAAAGTAAATGGGTTTTCTTACAGAGTTTTGAAAAAAGAATGTTTAGATTTACCTGCTAAAGTTTACCAACGTAGGGAAGTAGAACTAACCCCTGAACAAAAGAAAGTTTATAAAGAATTAAAAGATTATGCGATAGCTGAACTAGAATCGAATGAACTTGTTAGCGTTACTTCTATTTTGACACAGATATTAAGATTACATCAAGTAGTTTGTGGTTTCGTTAAACACGATCAAGGTGAAGAAGTAGAAATAAAAAATAATCGTTTAGACGCTCTTATTGACGTATTAGCAGAAACTCAAGGCAAAACTATTATTTGGGCTAACTATCAATACGACATTAAAAGAATATTAAAAACGTTACAAGAATTTGTAGGAACAGAAGCGGTGGCTACTTACTACGGAGAAACACCTGATGAAGAACGTCAACAAATAATTAATCGTTTTCAAAACCCTGACTCTAAACTACAGTATTTAATTAGTAATGTACAAACGGGCGGTTATGGTATTACTTTAACTGCTGCAAGTAATGTTATTTATTACAGCAACAACTATGATTTAGAAAAACGCTTACAATCTGAAGATCGTGCTCATCGTATAGGACAAGAAAATAAAGTAACGTATATTGATTTAGTTGCTAAAGACACAGTTGACGAAAAAATCGTAAAAGCGTTACGTAATAAATTAAATCTTGCTCAAGAAGTTTTAGGTGATGAAAAATGGAAAGATTGGATTACTTAAAATACTGTTCGTAATAAGCGTCAGCCGATAAACCTAAAGTATCTAAGTCATTATTAGACATTCTTCTACCTGCTTGAGTAAGAGCCTCATTAGATATTCTTCTACCTGCTTGAGTAAAAGCCTCTTTATCTTTATCAGATATAGCTCTACCGCTTTGAAATCTTTTACCGCCTTCAGGTGCTTTAATATTATCCATTATTATCTGACGTAATGTATCAGCATCCTTGTCTGATATTGCTCTACCCTCAGCCGCGTATAACGGTCCACCCATACTCTTATAGCCCATACGGTTTCGTACTTCTTCAGGGAGTTTGCCTAATCCTGGATTATCTTCGGGAACAGCTTTTAACTCACCACCATCAGCTGCCATACGTGGTTCACGATCATCAGCTTGAGCTAACAACATATCAGCTTGAGCTAATACTGCACGAGCTGAAGCTATATCACCACCTGTTCTACCAACTACTGCCTGAGCTAAAGCTGTTGCATCACCTTCTATACTCATACCACCTTCCATAGGGTCCATACGGGGGGCACTCGCATCCATTCTAGGTTCAACCATAGGAGGAGGTCCACCTACAGGAGGTCCACTCATAGGAGGAGGTCCACTCATAGGAGGAGGTCCACCAGCAGCTACTGGAGGTCCTTGTACAGGAGGTACATCAGTTCTAGTACCTGTCATCATCATATTAGTTAAATCTTCTATACCTGCCATTGTTATCTCCTGGGTCTAAAACCGTTTTGAAACATTTGTGTTGTCATTTTATCACCTTGTTCGCTCATCGGCAACTGCATAATACCTCTACGGTTAATTTGTCCACCATTAGCAAATCTTTTTTCTATACCTAAATTAGCTTGATCATCACCAAAATTATAAGTAAAAGTGCTTGTTACGTTGTTACCTAGATTTTTAGAAAATTCTAATTTGTTATCTAATAAACCTGCAATACCTTTTTCTATAGCACCAACCTCACGGTCTAGGTAATTAGCGATATCTGTTTCATATTGATCAGTAGCAGTAGTACGAGCAATATTCGCTTCTCGTCTAAGGTCTGTAACCGCTAAGGTATCAAATAATTTATTATAAAAGTCAGTCATTTTCTCCTAAACCTACTTGGTCTAATATTAAATCTACAGAATTTCCTGAGTATTCTAAAGGTTTTATTCTGTTATATAGTTTAGTATCGGGATTATAATTTCTATAATCATTAGTTGCATCAAAAAAATTCAACGTGCCTATTGCCGTCATGTATCGTAAATAACTTTGAATATTTAATCTTCTTTTTCTAGCTCTCATCGCTTTATCTAATTTATCAGGACTTAATAACAACTCACCTAAATAACGACCACTATTTAATGTTGCCATATTTCTAACAGCGGTTACTCTCCTACCTCTTTGTGTTAGTGGTGGAAAAATTAATCTTTCTATAAAACCTGTTTGTGGTTCTAAATCTTGTGCTTCTTTAATATCTCGAACTGCTGTCGTTCTCGTATTATAACGTTTATAAATTAAATCTAATTTTTCTAAGTTATCAACATATTTTGCACCATCAGAACCTATTAAAGGTGCCATAACGTCCTCGAAACTTAATCCTGTCGCCTTAGGTCCAAAACCCCCATATAAAATTTTATCTAATCTTTCAGGAACGAAATAACTTCTACCGTCAGCTCCTCGTTCCATTACGTTGCTTAACAACCATGCTTTAGCAACCGAGGCACTTTTTGCTTGTAAAATAGGATTGTTTTCTAAATAAGGTTTTAAAAAATTTAAACGTTCTACAAAAGCTCCCGTTTGTCTGTCAGCACTTGATGCATTTAAAATTCCTGTTATAATCTCACCGTATCCTGCATTAAGACTATTTTCTATTTCATTAATAGCTATTTGACCTTGTTCTACGTCAGCTATTATTTTTTCAAATTGTTTAAAATTATTTAATTTACCGTACGTTTCTTCTGGAAAAAATGCTTTTAAAGTTCCTTTATTATCGTTTATAAATTGTTTTGCTCGATTTACTCTTTCTATTGAAGACGGTGCTACTCCATTTTTAGGTTTGTTTATATAATCACGAAAAACTCCTAAAGCAGAGTTTTGTATATCAGTAAGTTCAGGAGCGTTAGTTTCTGTTAAAACCTTAACTAAAGTTTCTACTTTAGTGTTTTTAACATTACCTGCTTTATTATCAAATAAATTTAAAACGAATGCCTCAGGGTTTTTAGTTTTTTCGATATCTACTAAAACAGCTGCGTCATATATTGCATTTCTTTGATCGATCGCAGCTTGTGTTATATCAATACCATATTCATTTTGTTCCATCCATTGACCTAATTGTTTAGTGCTGGTTATTGGTATACCTGACTCTAAACTAGCTCCTTCTAACAAAGTTAAATACATTTGTTCTTCTAAACCACGTTCTAAATTTCTTGCTGCATTAATACTCAGTTGATTATCTGTTTGCGAAGAAGCGTATTTATTTAATACTTCTCTTGCATCATTTAATTCTTTTAAAGTATATTCAGGTCTAACAAAACCACCTTCGCCTTTTACTCCTAATCCTTGTAATTTTCTTAGGGTATTTGTTCCGTCATTGCCTAATAGTTGATATAAGTCTTCTTTAGCACTATTTGCATCAAAATCTTTTAAAATACCTTCTGCTTGTTTAGCGATATTAGCCCAAGCAGCAGCAGGTCCTCTAGTTTTCCCTGCTCCAGAAGTTAATTTTTCATAACGTGGGTCATTTATTGTTTGTAAAAACTTTTCTCTATAAGGCGTAGTATAACTTGACCTAATTTCTCTTAACCTAAGTTGTTCTTTATTAAATAAGTCAGTACTAATTAAAGGGTCAGGAACATTTTTAAATAAGTTCAAACCACCTTCAGCAACATCACTCGCTCCCATATTTTTTAAAACTGCGTCTAAAGCATTAGCGGTAATTTTTTCTATACTGTCTAATTGGTCGTAAGCGTCAGCTTCGAATAGTTTTTCTAAACTATTACTTTGCATATTTGGATCGATATCTGCTCCTATGTTTTTGTTTAAACTATTTAAAAATCTACGTTGTAACTGTTCATCACCTTGTAAAATTAAAGAATAAATTCTCCTAAGTTTAGGGTCTGCTGATTCTTTTAACATTAAAACTTCATATTCTGAAGCTATTTTATCTAATGCCGCAGGACCTAAAGTCAAATTAGGTACGTCTTCTCCTCTATCGTATTGAGCTTTTGAATAATTACTTAAAATAAATCGTGTTCCTGGAAGCAATTTTTGTATCGCTTCGTCTAGTTCTTTAGTAGTTACTTCTTCACTAGCCGCTCCTATTTCATCCATAGGACTACGAATAAGTTTTCCTAAAGGTGTGGTTATTTCAAAAAGTTCTGAAGAAACAGGACCTCTAGGAGTATCTATTTTTACAGGCGTACCATCGCCTTTTAGACCTTGAGCACTTCTTTTAGCTTTTGCGATAGATTCTTGCAAATCTGTAAAAACACTATCAGGAATAACTCGACCTCTAAATAAATCTTTTAATAAAGGTAATCCTCTAGCAATAGCGTCTAAAGTACCAACACTTGCAGTAGAAAGAAGCCCTGACATTCCTGACTCAAGTGCCATCTCAGTCTGTGTTCTGTCGTGTGCCCCTATTTGTTTACCGTATTGTAAACGTAAATAATCACCAAAAGCCGCACCAAAACCATAAGTAGCTGCAGTTTTCCCCCATTCTAAAACTTTTTGCGTTCCTGATGGAAACTGAGTTGGGTTTTTAAATATTTGTCTGCCAGTACCTCTGCCACCAAATAACCTTACCGCTATTAACTCACCTAACATAGGTATACTTTCTGTCTGTAGAAAGTCAGGAATATCACGCATAGGGGTGAATTGAGGTAAATCAAAAATTACATATTTATTATCATTAGCCCCCTCTTGTTTTATAGCTATACCTTTTTCAGGAGCATTAGGGAACGCCCACTCAGCATTACCCTTTTGTCCTGTTTTTTCGTAAATAGTATTTAGTGCAAATTTTAAATCTCTAGGGGTTTTATTACGTGGCATGTAATAACTTAAATTTATTAAAGAATCCTGATCATAACCTCTAATGAATAAATTTCTATTAGGGTCTTTGTATTCTTCGTAACCAGAAAAACCTGCTTGTTGTAGTTCAGCTATAGCAGGATTTCTTTCGAACCCTAAAAATTCTTTAAAATCTTGAAAAGCACTGCCACCTGTTTCTGCAACATCTATTTTAGGGTCTACGGGAGGTCGATTGTATAAAGTATATCGTTCTTTTAAATTATTAAAATAGGCATCATGTGTTTCAGCAGTAGCTCCTTCATTGTATTTTCCAGGATTTGTTTTTATGTCTTGATGAATATCTGGAAAATATTTCATATACGTCATGTATCTTAAATCTGCGTCACTGAAATAATCTTTTAAAATTTTAGAGGAGTTTTGTTCAAACGTTGAGTTTGATAATTCGTTTAAACTTCTATCAAAATCTTCTTGAGTAAAGTTTGTTTGCATAATTAATTAAATAAATTTTGCATTTCTGCAGCCCCAGGAACAGTCAATACATCGTCTTCTTCTAGCTCTACTCCTGAATTAGCTAAAGCCTCGAAATATCTTCTTATAGACGGCTGTATAAACTGGTTATTTACATCTTGTGCTCCGTATCTAGTTAAAAAAGGCACTCTAATATAATCCATGTTTAAATAAGTATCAGCAGGTGTGTTTCTATCTAAAACAATAGGCTGTCCATTAAGAGCTGTATTATAGTAATTGTTTATAATACCTTGTATTTTAGGATTACCTAAACTACTGCCGTAAACAGTTTTTATAGCCCTACCGTCTACTCCAAATTGAGAGTCGATAGTGTTTTCTATTTCTCTAGTTAAAGTTGAAACAAAATTAGTTAAATATTTAAGTTGACCAGTAGGACTCGTAGCTTTTCCATAACCCACCATTTCTAAAAAGAACGCTAAATCTTTATCCGATAATGTTCTACCTGTTTGTCCTGCTGCCGCTGCTGCGGTATACGCTAATTTCAACATATTAGCGTTATATTGTATGGTATAGACATCGCCTCGCTCTCTTTTAAATTTAAAACCTGTATCTTTTTCAAAGATACCTATAGCTTCATTTAATTCATCATCTACATCTTCTCCTTGGGATTGTCGAACTAATAGTGAATGAATAACATTAGCATTTTTTCCTGTTCCTCGTTCATATATCCCACCTTCTTCGTCAGTACTAAACGGATTATCATAACCACTTAATGTTGCTATTGCGTTTAGTGTAGATGTCGCGTTATTAAACCCTTTATTGATTATAGAAGTCATTTGACCCCCTGCACCTATACCTCCTGTTGTTTCTCCCTCTGCTTGTTTACGTAGTATAGGAACTATTTCACCAACGGTGCCGTATACATCAAGTAAAGCATTTTCTTTCGATACTTGTGTTTTATAAAAATCGTCTAAGTTTGTTTCATCTTTAGTAGAACCTCTAGGGAATCCTTTTATCTTATCTAAAAACTCTAAAGGAACAAAATTAGAACTTTCGTTTCCTGCGTAAGTTTGAGCTTTTTTTGATTCGGTATCAAAATAACCTCCATCAATTTCAACAGTATAACTGTAACGGTCTATCTCTGGTCTACCTTGTAAAAAACCTTTTCTTACAGATTTTACTAAATCGCCTGTTTTGTCAAACTCTACTAAGTCTACAAAAGTCATGTTTTTAGGCGTCATTTTATCTAACAACTGTGTTTTATATTGTTTTCTAGCTGTATCGATACGAGCATCACGGTCTGTTCTAGCTTTATCAAAAGTACTAGCTGTGGTCATAAACGCTGCTAATTCTTTATCGTTATCTGCAAATAGTGCAGGTCCGAACTGAGTAAACATTTCTCCGATACGTTGTCCTGTTGTTTGAGTGGGTTGTTTCCCATAAACTTGGCTAGTTAAATAATCAGCTAATTGAACATCTGATAAATCACTTTGTTGTTCCTGAGATAAAGTTTCAGGAATCGTAGTTTTTGGAGTAAAAAATCTATCAGCTAAAAAACTTAAACCTACTGGTGCAAGATACGCTAATGGATTTATATCTTCTCTTGCAGGAGCTATGTTTATCGCTCTAGGATTAGGAAATCTAACAGGAGAAGGAGCTAAATTAACAGGCATGATGCCCCCTGTTTTATTATCAAACGTTGGAAAAGGACGTAAACCTGCTATACCGTTAGCCATAATTAACCGACTCCATAATTAGGAAAACTACCAAAGGTTGGTATTCCTGCTATAGGAATATTTGGTATATTAAGACCCCCCGCTAAACTATATATTCCACTACCAAAACCGGGTCCACCAAGATAACCAGCTGCTGGTGAGGTTGGTGCTGTTCGTGAATAACCTATACTTCCAGGAAGACCACTCATTCCAGGAAGACTACCAGTATTAGGAGTGTATACCGAACTATCATAATTTGATCCTACGGGAGGCACTGCTCCACCTGCATAACCGTAACCACCTGCTAACGGTCCTAACGAGGCGGTTAATGCTCCAACATTTTGTAAAGTTTGCATCGGTAAATTGTATTGACCTGTAAAGTTTTGATATGCTAAATCTAATAAGGACTGTTCTCTACCTCTACCTAACCCACCAAGAGCCATTTGTTGACTTATATCTTGTTGCTGTAATGCAGGTAATGCAGTAGCTAATCCTTGATATTGTTGTCCTAACGCTCCTAATCCTTGTCCTAAACGCTGTCCTAAATTAGCTAAACCAGTACCGCCTTGTAAGCCCATACCAAACTCAGCTTGTCCAAGTTGTCCTAATAGTTGACCCTGTCTTAACGCAGCTTGAGCTTCGGCACTGCCTAACTGTCCTTCTCTAGCAGCTAACTGTCCTTGTAACCCTGCTAATCCTAAACCTCTACGTTGTTGAGCTTCGAATGCTTGTTGAGCAGCATTTCTAGCTCCTTCAAACCCTTGACTACGAATAGCTCCTACTTGTTGAGCAGCACCTCTAGCCGCGTCTTCAGCTAATTCTTCTTGGGTTAGTCTAGCACGAGAACCACCGAAAGCTCCTGCTCCTATAGCTTTATCTCGTAAACCAATATCAGCTTTACCAAAACGTTCAGTAATATCATCTAACGTTTGTTGTACTACCTGTTCTTCAAAAGGATTATAAAAGTTACTAACTTGTTGAGCAGGATTAAACATTCCTGTTGAGCCATAACCACTGAGCTCTGCCCTACCTAAACCACTACGAGCAGCAGAAAAATCAGGACCTGCTCCTCTAGTAAATCCTGCCGCTTCTCCTGTTAAACCACGTCCTGCTGCTAACCCTGCAGAAATACCTTGTCCCCCGATATCAGCAGCACTACGCATAGTACCTGCTGCTTCTGATAATAAATTAGCTTGAGTACCTAAAAAGGGTTGATAACTACCAATCGCTTGATCAGCTAATTGCATACCCTTAACTTCTCTAGGGTCAAAATCAGCTACTCGTTCGCCTGTGTAAGTAAAAGGACTACTATCGTCTTTACCTAATTGTCCGAACTGCTGTCTTAAAAACGCCTGAGCATATGGAAAAATATCTCGTTGTAAAAAATCTCCTACATATCCCGCAGGGGCTTGGGATGAATATTCTTGGTTTTCTCTACTAGCCATACTTCCTATTACCTTGTTTATTAAATGCTTCTAACATAGCAATACCTTTTTGGTGATTGCCTTTACCCATATGTTTAACTGCGGCGTTAGATAGCATAAACTCGCCATCACTAGCCATAACAGGTATTAAATCATCTTTAGGACCTCCTGGACCTTCAATATCGCCTCCTTCTAACATAGGGGTAAACATAGGTCTATCTAAAACCCCACCGTCTTTAAAACCTCTACTACCTGCAAAAGCCGTACCCATTATCGGTTGTATGTTTCTTAAATAATCTCGTTTTGCACCTAAACCACCCTCAGGTAAAGTTTGTGTTTTAACTACACTGCCTTTTCGTTTTTTAGGTTTTTCTAATAAAGCTCCTAATACATCTCTTCCTGCACTTAATAAAGCATTAAACATTTCTGGGTTATCTTGAGCATAGGTTATAACAGGTTCTGCCATCGATTGTATTCTTTCAAAAAAAGTAGGATTCAAAGTAGTTTCTAAAGAGGCTAAACCCATTTCTTTCATACTATCTTTATCAATATCTAACACTGGTTTATCTGCTGTGCTATCAAAAATAGCTACGTCTTTAGTTTTTGTTTCTACATCAGGTATTAAATCCACTAGACCTGCTGTTTTAGGTTCTTCTGCGTATAAACTTTCTTTTAATTCATCTAAACTTTCTGAGGCTAAATTTAAAATACCTCTTTCTACTCCTATATCACCTAAAAGTTCTTTTAAATTTAATTCACCACCGTTAGCAGCATTTAACGCTCCACCGATAGACATTCCTGCGATACCGTAGTTAGCTAAATCTTCAGGATTTACTCCTACTTGAGCTAGTAAAGCTAAAATATCAGTTTGATCATTATTAGTTCTTAACTGAGCAGGATCATCATATTCAAACTGTCCAAATTCTTTCGCTTCGCTTCCTTCAACAGGAGTAAAATTTAATTCAGGTCCAGGCTGTATACCAGGAGCAGTACCTGAACCAATCATTGCAGCTTGTTCGTTTGCTCCTCTGTTAGATTGTATTTTATCTCTTAATAAACTACCTCCAACAGTTATTACGGCAGCAGTGATACCAACAGCCATTAAAAATTCTCCTCTTGATTTAAAAGGTCATCTATTTGTTTAATGTCGAAACCTGTTAATTTTAATTCAGCAAAATCAGCTACAGTTACTTCCTCTATAACTTCGTCTACTGTTAAACAATCTGTTCTATGTACGGTAATAAAAGTACATTCTTCGTGAATAAATAAAGCTCTTTTTGTACCTGCTTCAGTAATACCGTGGAAAGGTGCTTTAATACGTGTTACGCCTTGTTCTGTAAAAATAGAAGCTTCCCCTTTCATAATAAAAAACGGATGATTTTTAGCGTGAATTTTAGAAACCGCTAATAAGTTTTTAGGCATTACGATTGTTCTTATATACTGCCCGTCTGCAAAATTATGTGTGACCGCTCCTTCAGTTTTACCTATTATTTTATTTTTTAAATCTTCTTGATTAGTTTTTTTACAAAAATCATCTACAGCTTCTTCAAACTGTTTTATTTTATTTTGAAACTCTATTTTGTTTTTCTTATATTCAAAAAACTCACAAGCCTCTTGATAAGTTAGTTCTGGAGTTTTTATTAAACTTAAACTCATTATTTCCTCTGCGTTTATTAACGTATTAGCGAGTTAAAGCCCATCTCGTAAGCTGCAGTTCAATACTGACAATTCGATTATACTTCATACTGTATATATTTTTAAAGGTTTTTCTTTGCCTTTTACTTTTATAGGTTTTAATGGTTTTAACTGATAACCACACCTACTTTCCGTATTTTCACCTATTAAAATATCTACCCCCGCGTCTTTTGTGCCTGATTCTAATCTAGCTGCAGTATTTACCGCGTCACCGATAGCGGTATAATCAAACCGTGAAGAAGAACCCATATTACCGATTACTGCTTCTCCTGTGTTTATTCCTATGCCTATGGCTACTGCAGGAAGTCCTTCCGCTTGGAGTTCTGTATTAAGTTCAGCCATGTTTTGCCAAATATCTTTAGCACAATCTACCGCTATTTGTTCATGATGTAGTACGTCTAAAGGAGCATTAAATATAGCCATCATAGCGTCACCTATGTATTTATCAACCATACCACCGTGTTTTTGTACTGCTGTTTGTTGAGCAGTAAGAGCTTTATTCATAATATAAGTTACTTCTTCTGGGGTTACTGCTTCTGATAAAGCAGTAAAACCTCGTACATCAGTAAATAAAAAAGTAGCGTACCTTTTTTCACCACCTAATTTTAATAAATTAGGATTCTTTTGTAGTTGTTTTACTTGTCTAGGGTCTAAGTAATGTTCGAATTGTTTTTTAATTTCTAAACGTAATTTGTATTGTTCACGGAAACGTAAGTAAAAAGCGATTGCTCCTGTTATAAATTCACTAATTAAAGTCCACGTTGTATCTATTAATAATCCTTGTTGTATAGCATAATATCCTCCGATAGCGGTGCTAGACATAATAGCACTAAAACAAAGAACCCCTGCAGTAACGCCTAAGTTGCTTAACACAACCCAAACTAAAAGCAGGGATATAACTAATATTAAAACTTCAACGGCTAAACTGTAGTCGGGGATAAATGGACTATTTTCTACCAATATTGATTCTGCTAGTGCTGCTTGTACCTTGTGTGGTTCAAGTAATCCAACTGGGGTAGCTAACTGTGGCATTACGCCCTCAGCAGTAACTCCTACAAAAACAAATTTATTTTGTAC